ATGAATTTTTTTATTAGGAAAGAAAAAAAGGAAGATTATAAGATTACTGAAGAAGTTGTAAAAGAAGCGTTTGCTAATGAAGAATATAGTGATCAGAGTGAACATAGATTAGTTGCGAGTTTGAGAAATTCTGATGAGTTTATTCCAGATTTATCTTTAGTAGCATTACATAGAGATAAAATTATAGGTCATATATTGGTATCTAAAATTTTTATTGTTAAAGGTGAGAAATCTATAGAATCATTAGCTTTAGCGCCTGTTTCTGTCTTACCTAATTATCAAAATAAAGGCGTAGGTCAAAGTTTGATACAAAAATCTTTAGAAGTAGCAGAAAAGCTTAATTTTGATTCGGTTATAGTGATGGGACACTCAGAGTATTATCCAAAATTTGAGTTTAAAAAAGCTTCTAACTGGGGTATTAAAGCCCCTTTTGAAGTACCAGACGAATTTTTAATGGCTATTGAATTAAAGAAAAATGCTTTGGATAAAACTTCTGGGATAATTCAATATTCAGATGCTTTTTTTGAATGAAAAATTTATTTATCTTAGTTTTTAAATCTACTGAATAAATAAAGACTAGGCATTTATGCCGAGAAAATTTATTAATGTTGAGAAGAAGCCTCTTAACTAAACTTGAAGACAAATGTCGCATAGCGTGAGCTATTAAGCCAACGATTCGACAAGTTTTTAGTTTGTTAAGAGTTTTCGAAGGCTCAACGTCAATAAAGCAGTTATGTTAACATTGCCTAAAAAAGGAGTTCTTATTTTGGATAAAAACACAGTATTAGATAAAGGTTATTTTATAGCAACTATCTTAAATTCCATTTTTTTACTTGGGTTAATTTTTGTATATCAATCTGATAATCCATATATATTAATTCCATATACTATTGTGATGGTTGTTAATGCTATTTATTTAGTTGTAAAAGTAGGAAAAATAAATAAAAGTAAGCCCAAAATTTAAGAGGGTTTTGAAACGATTGAAAACGAGTTTCTTCTTGACTTGATCCTATATAGGAATAACGTTCTTTTTTAAAATAAGGATAGATAAATATATTAGCTTGAATGATTTAAAAAATTTGAAGATATCTATATTTTACAAAAATCAAGTTTGTTATTGTTACTTTTGATGTTTATTTTTTGGTTAAGTTTAAGACAATAGAATATAAACCATAGATATGCATAGAAAGAGTCCGGAAGATAAAGTTCTAGGATAAGTAAATAAAGACAATTTCTATTGAAATAATATAGAAATTGTCTTTTTTATTATTGTATAAAGAAAAAGAACGTTGATACATCAACGTTCTAGCGTAATTTAGTTAATCAGAATTAAACTGATTTTTACTAATGAACGGAAACAGTACGGGTTAACTCGTATTCCTCTTTGTTGTTTTCGTCTAAAGGAACAGGGGTGAATGATTTAGTTGAACCATCAAGCCCTATATCAAATAAAAGCCATTGTAGTGCTGTAGCAGTTGTAGTTTTTCCTGTATCATTAACACCGTATACTCTTGCATCATTGCCATTAAATTCAAAAACTTGATTTTTTAAACCTGCAAAATTTTCAATTGATATTTTCTTTATTTTCAGCTGTTTCATATTGACTACCCCGTATATTTTGATTAAATTCTGACTGTTAGGCGTTGGCACGTCTTTCAGTCTTTTTTGTTATCTCAAGCCACTTTTCCCAAAAGAATGTGCTAAAGATAAGTGTTAACATTGCAATTCCTAATACTGTTGTGAAACCACCTTAAAAGTAATGTGATGATCATTGCAATGAACATCGTCATGTAGCTTAGTAGATATTTCATTTATCATCCTCTTCTTTCATTTCTAAAAGTTTTTCGATATATCCTCTTTCTAATGCGAAATCAAATAACATTTGTTGAATATGTTCAGGCATAATAACCATTCCTTTCGTGTATAATGTGGTTATCGCTATTGCGTTAGATTGGGGGGTAATGATGAGTAAAAACAATAAAGATTTCTCTAGAGCTTTAAAGCGAATGGGTTCTAATGCGCAGTCTATGAATGGCACTTCAAATGTAGATTTTAATGATTTATTTTCTACAGAATTCATGAAAAAATACACAAACAAAACTGATATATATGAATTTATAGAAGCAAGCAATCTTGACGTTCATAGCCAAGAAGATTTCAATGTAGTAATGCAAACTAACGATTGGAATCATTACGTAAAAAGAAATACTAGGTTTAATTCTTGGCACGAGATGTACGAAAAAGCTCTAGGTGAATATACTTTTAATAATTTATTCAAAGGGCTTTAGTTTTTTAATTAATTCATCAGTATCAACATTTACTTTATATGTCGGTTTATTAGTAGCACTTCTAATCTCCTCCGCCAAGATGACGATTAGGAGTGCTATTTTTAGTTTCTTTAACATGGCTATACACCTCCTATCCAAATATCTTTTTGAAATTATCCTCAAGAAATTGTTTCATCTTGCTACCTATGAATCTGAATTGATTATTGTTGTTGATTGGATAATGTGAAAACTATTCTATTTCTTTTTTAAATTGTGGATTTTCTAGAATGTTTCTTTTTAACTAATATCTATTGCGACCTGTTTCATATTCCAAATCTTCCATAGTCCACCATGTTTTTGTCATGTCTCATACCTCCGTAACTTCTGCTTCATAACCAAAATCAGTCATGATTTCGTGAATTTTTAATCTGCCTTTTTGAGTCCAACGCGTCTGTGGTTGAGTGTCCGGATGTCCATATGAACGGACTATTTCAATTGTGTGCGACTTTGTATATCCTCTGTTCATATTTTCGATGTATAGCACCCACTGTTTACCTACACGACGTTGTAATCTCGCTTGATGTAATAATTTATTAAGCTTTTGTGCAGACAAACCATAATCAGCTGCAATTTGTGTGATAGTCATCGTTCCGGGTGATTTTAATATTTCGTCCACATAGTCAGCTTTGGGTTTTAACTCGCCAATTTGTTGCTGTTGTATTGAGTTCTGCTCAAGCAACTTTTCTTTTTCTTTCTGTTCTTCAATCCATTTCTCAGCACGTCTTACAGGATCTTCTATCATGTAACTTGCAACAGGTTGTTTGAGTTGTTTTTCCATTTCGTTAAATTTATTGATATACGCCATCTTGAAATCGTTATGACCTTGAATGTTGAACATATATAAAGTGAAACCATCTTTTGTTAGTAAATATTCTTTCAATTTTCTACCAGTACTATCTTTATATTCGTTAGGAATTATTACTGAACCCACATTTGGGCTGAGTAAAATTTTTTCTAAATCTCTAATTACATGAGCGTGTTTTTTTTCTAGTTCTTGAGCAATCACTCGACTAGAAACAACTGCTCCTACTTCTGAGTTGTTTTCAATTTGAATTTTTTGTAATGCTTGCATATTTTTATTACTCCTTTCTGCTATACTCCTTATAAAAGGAGGTGGTTTTATGAAAAACGTTTATGCTTGTTTACTTGGCGAATGGGTAAATCTATCTGAATCAAATGATGTTGTAATTGATAACGCATATACAGATGTAAACCTTTGGTATAAAGAACAAATCGATAACTTGTTCAATTTCAACTACATCAACATTAAAATTGATAATGTGAATTACCGAATCCACCCTAGTTTCGTTCAAGTTTTAACTAAGTGATTTTCTAATTGTTTTACAGCTATGACTGTCAAGCTCTACCTTGACGGTCTTATGGCTGTAAGCTTTGTTAACTTCATGTGCAATTCTGTCCCACTCGTATTTAGGCATGCCTTCTATTATTTTTAAAATCCCATTTAATTTTTCTTCTTTCATTTGAATTCCTCCTTAATTTGTTTGTTGTTCTTTTTCAGGAACGTCTTGAGTAAAAAAATATCTAAATTATTTGTTTCGTAGCCTAATATCTTTGCCATTTTAATAAACTCATTCGCTCCAATATCTACAATCCCGTTTTCTCTTTTAGCATATGGAGTTCTTGTTTTCCACCCCATCATTTGTGTCATCTCATCTTGAGTTATTCCGCAAGCTATTCTTTCTGCTCTCAATCTTTTTAAGTTAAGTACCATGTCGTCACCTCCGTTCGTTCTCTTTTGAGAACTGTATATAACTTAACATCTTACGTTCCCGTTAGTCGACACTTTTTGCTCTAAAAAATTCAAAAAGATTTTTTCTACCTATATATTGTATTCATTTGGGAACGATGCTATAATCTAATTGTTCACATGAAAGAACAAATAATTTATTCAGGAGATACTTAAAATGAGAAATAATGATGAAATAATCACAATAATTAAATCAGCTATGAAAGAACAAGATATGTCACTTAGTGAATTAGCTCGTCGTGTAGGAGTTGCTAAATCTGCTGTATCACGTTATTTAAACTTAACTAGAGAATTTCCGTTAAATCGTACAGAAGATTTTGCAAAAGCACTTAGTATCAGTACAGAATACTTACTTGGTTTTGACAAAAGTGAACAACAAGATGAACAACCAAAACATCGTGCAGCACATCTTGAAGGTGAATTAACAGATGAAGAATGGCAACGTGTGCTAGATTATGCAGATTATATAAGAAGCAAACGCAAATAAAGGGTGTTTTTATGGGGTTATATGAAAAAATGTTAATAAAACATGATTATATAGAAGTCAGAGAAACAAATGTTATGCCTAATGACCTACACGGTCTATGGTTAGGTGATTTAATTTTAATTAAGCGAAACCTTTCCGAAACACGTAAAGCTGAGGTATTATACGAAGAACTAACACACCATAAACTTACATATGGAAACATCTTAGACCAATCTAAATTCAACAACCGTAAATTTGAAAACTACGCTAGGCGTTACGGGTATGAAAATGCCCTACCTTTGCGCATTATTGTGGAGGCGCATAACTATGGTATTAGTAACTTATATGAACTAGCTGAATATGTTCAATTAAGCGAAGAATATATAGTAGAAATATTGAAACATTACAAAAATAAATATGGTATTGGTACTCACTACGGAGAATACCTAATTACATTTGATCCGTTGAGGGTTTTTAAATATAAAGAAATATAAAAAAGGAGGAAGTTTATGTCTAAAAATATAGGTTTTAAAAATGGTTACGCTATAGGCCTAATAAAAAGTGGTTTATCTAAAGAAGGTAAAAAAGCAATCGACTCACTAAGCGCTGAAGAACAGATAAGATTGGCTAATTTACAAAAGAATAATGACCCTACGCTTAACGAAGAAGTAAGGAAAGCAATCGGAATGGATAGTAATTTTACTAGCATTCAAGAAAAAAGTGAAGCTTACAATAAAAAAAGCATTGAAAAACAAGGAATAAATAATCCGACTAAAATTACATCTAATGCTTTTTATTACCAAAATAAAGCGAATAGCTTCGACGATATTTACAATCTTATAGGTATAGGTACTCATATTAGCCAAAAAGAACAAGCTAAATTTGTTCATTATAAAGATATGAAAACAAATACTTATGTGCAAATAGCACAAAATGATGAGATAGTAAAACAAAATAAGAAATTACTAGAACAAAATGATGAAATTATCAAACTTTTAAAGCAAATTCTAAACAAAGGAGAAATGTAGAATGAAAAAGGTTCTTTTTTTAATTTTTGCTAGTTTATTAGTATTAACCGCATGTGGGCAAGAAGAAGAAAAGAAAGAGAAAGACAATAAGACAGAAACAACTAAAAAAGACGAGAAAAAAGAAACGCAAAAGAAAACAGAAAATAAAGAGGATAAAACTAAAGAAGACACAGATAATAATGACCAACAAAGCAATGAACAGCAAGATAATCAAGTAAATGAACAACAACAAGCTCAAGAACAGCAAGCAAACCAACAACAAGAACCGTCATATGAAGAACAAATGCGTGCTAATGCAAAAGTTGCTAAACAAAACGGTTATACAGGTATACCCAATGGAGATATGGGTGGCGTTCCTACTTCTGACAAAGCCTACTCTAATGATCAATTAGACCCCGAAACTGGATTACCTAAAGATGATGCTGTCCCACAAGACACAGAATAATTCCACTGGGTACCTAGTATCCTTATATTATAATTCCAGTTCTTCTAAATCTTCTTCAGGTACAGAGCAGACATGATAGATTACGATGAAGTAGATAAACAATTAGAAAAAAATAAAAAAGCTCAAGCTGAAAAAAAGACTGAACTTCAGAAAGAATACCTCGAGTTATCCGATAAAATGTTTGAAGAAGATGTAAGCGATGAAGAATATAATGCAATGGAAAAACGTCAAAACGAAATATTAGATGAAGTAGAACCAATCAATTAATTATTACATAGGCATTCACTTGCCCTATTTTTATCCCCCTCCACTTTGGGGCGAAAGGAGGAATATTAATGAAAACACCAAATAGTGATGGTGAAATAAGACCATGTTTAAGCAATTTTAAATTCTATATAGGTCAAACGGGACAGGAAGAAGACCATCCTTTATTAGATTTCAACAGACTAAAAGACGGTTCTGAACTGGGTATAGAGTTCACAGTTAGTGGACTAAATAGAGTATATAAAAATGATGAAAGTAATGCTATATCTATGGTTATATTATATTACGAGAGAGTTGGACAAAAAGGTTTTAAACTAAATAATTTATGGTCAGTAAATCTGGATGATGAGGATATGAAAGAATCCTATAAAACTTTCAAATTAACTCTTACAAAAACCTACTTGAATCTAGTCGAAAGACAATATGATATGTATTTAAACTATCCTTTAATTAAGATAATCACTTTACCTGAAAAGTTTGATTTTACAGAATTAGATGAAGAAACTTTGTCACACTGGATGACTTGGTCACAACATAATGAATTACTATGCGTTAAAATACCAATGATTCCTGAGTCGGAGGAGTAGAATGGATAAATTAATTGAGTATAACGAACTAGCAAATAAATTTAATAAAACTATTCCAGATGCACATGATACAACGAAATTAAGAACAAATGATTCTGGAGGTGGTAATATGAGCGGAAACTATATTACTAAAGAAATGTTCGAACAATTTGAAAAGCGTATCGACGATAAACTGGATTCATTGCCTAATAGAATGGCCGATAAAATGGACGCTAAGATAAGCGGTTTAGAAGCTAAACAAACAAAATGGTTCGTAGGAATAACTATAAGTACAGCAATTGGAGGGTTGAGTTTAATAATCGGTGCTATCGGATTAATAGTTAATATATTTATATAAAGGGTACACCACCGTACCCTTATTATTTTTTTACTTTTTTCGAGGAGGAAATGAAATGTCAGTAAGAAAACAACCGAATGGTAAATGGTATTACGACTTTGGATATGAAGGCAAAAGATATAAAAAGAAAGGTTTTAAAACTAAACGTGAAGCTACAGAAGCTGAATCTATAGCCAAAAACAAAGTGATGAGAGGTTTAGTTATTAACAACAAGACATCATTCATTAAATACTATAACGATTGGATAAAGGTTAACAAAGAGAATGTGGTTTCTGACAAAGCTTACGCAACATTTAACAATGCTATTAATCAATTTAAGTTATTCTTAGAAAATGAAAATTTAAGTGATGTCACCCTATCAGATTTGAATACAACGTTTTACCGTAAATTTATTAAATGGTATGGAGATGACCACGCTACAGAAACAGTAAGGAAGATACACAATTGTTTAAAACAATCTATAGACGACGCTATACAAGAAGGATTGATTCACAAGGATCCAACGTATAAAGTGATGGTTAAAGGTCGAATACCTGCTCAAAAAGAAGATGAAAAGTTTATGAGCATAGAAAATTTTGTAAATTTAAAAAAGTATGTATCTGATACCCCTATTCAATCATATGTATTTGTTTATATTTTAATCATCACTTGAGCTCGCTTTGGAGAAGTTCAAAAACTAAGTAGAAGTGATTTAGATTATAAAAATAATACAATACACTTACCAGGAACGAAAACAGAAACTTCAGATAGAACCGTAGATATACCTTCTGCAGATATGAATATGTTGAGAAAAACATTATCTAAAATGCCAGTAAGTTTATCAAATCAATTATTCAATACAGGTGTAGGATTGATTACACACAATGTAGTATCTAAAGTGTTACAAAAATTTTGTTTAGAAAATAAAATAGGTAAATATACTTTGCATAGTATAAGACACACGCATTGTTCTTATTTACTACACAACGACGTATCTATCTATTACATTTCAAAGAGACTAGGTCACAAAAATATTAAAACTACTATGGATGTATATTCACATTTATTGGATGAAGTCGAGCAGAAAGAAAGAGAAAAAGCAGTGAATGTATTGGAAAATATGAACGGGAACGTGATTTAATTTTGCGGGGACGTTTTTATCAATTTAACAATATAGAGGAACGTTACGGGAACGTTTAGTTTGATTTACGAGGTTTAACGAAAGTTAACAAGATATAACAAAACCCCGTCAAATCAACGTTTTGTTTTACGGGATTTAACGAGGTATAAACAAATAACGGAAACGGAGGGATAAAAATAAATTTCTAAATAAAACTAAATAGCCATAAATACAGTGTTTTCAAAGATTTATTTTCTAAATAGAACTAAAAGATTATAACTATTTTGACACGTATTTGACACGTGTACACAAAAAACTACGCTCATAAGAACGTGGTTTAGAATATAGTATTAGTTTGAAATCAGGAACAAAGATTATTATACAATAAAAAAGAGGGTAGTCATAGTGACTACCCTTGTATAATGACGTGGTACCTATATTATACCACATAATTTAATATACTTTTGTAATTCTTAGTCTTTCGTGCCGTACCCAGTAGTTATCACTAGGACCGTGTACACGACACCAACCGTCGATAATCTCGTAAACATAGAATAATTGACCTTTACCATATGTTGTATTAGTCATATTCCACGAATAATTACCTTTACCTCCATGTCTATTAAGTATCGTTGCACCAAAGCTATCTGAACGTGCTGCAAAGTACTTTTTGCGTTGCCAACCTAATTTTTTAGGTGGTATTTGACCTATAGATAGCTTATTTTTAGATTTCTTTGCTATTTTCTTCATTTCTTTTGTTTGCTTACTTGCTTTTTTACCATCTTTTGTTTCATTGTGTTTATATTCTTTAGTGATGATCAAGCGCTCATGCCATACCCAGTAATTACTACTTTCTGAATAAACACGTGCCCAACCTTCACGCACTTCATACACGTAAAACGGACTATAACCTGCTTTGTATACAAGATTAGTTTTCTTCATATATCCATTTTTAACATCTTTGCAGATAGTGACATCTGCACTGTCTGCTTTTGCAATATAATGAGGAGTTTTACTCCATACTAAGTTTTTAGGTACTCGTTTACCATTATATTTATTTGTAGCCTTACGTGTCGTGACTGTTTTAATTTTATTAACATCATAATCTTCATCAACAAACGATGGCACGATGTAATGTGTTGTTCCATAAAAATTATCAACACGTAGTTTTGCAGGCGTATCTGCATTACCATCAAAGTTTTGTTCTAATACAGTTTGTGTGTTGGTTCCTCCACTATTATCCCAAACTAAATAGATGTGACCGTATCTTTGGTATATACCATACGTACATACACCAATTGCTCCAACTGGTGGTACATAATCCGGTGTATTTTTGACAATCTTCCAACCTTTAGGGAATATATTGAGGATACTATCTTTCGCATTACCCCACATTCTAACTTTACCATTAGTTATGTGATATACGTAATCAACTGCTAAGTCCATACACTGATACGCCCAACGATTATCGAAGTCAACAAACTTACCTTTCAAGCTATACATATAGTTGATTGCACTTTGGTAATCTTTTGTTGATGGCTTAGATTTAGGTTTTTCTTTGTTTTTACCTTTGTTTCCGGCTTTCTTATTGCTAACTTTAGGAACTTTAACTCCATCAATATGTTTAGCTACATAACCGTCAAAAATACTTGTATTACGACCTAAACCACAAGCTTCTAGTAAGTTACCCGGATCTTGTTTATCGTACTGTATGTCTTGATGACCTGGCATTTCATTTTTATAGTTAATTTTCCAAAATTTAGTGAGATAAGCCATGATACGTGCTGCATTATCTAATGACTTTAAGCTACGTTTCTTATCTGTGAAGTAACATGCTTCTACACCAAATGCTGCATAGTCAGCATCAGCATTATACCACTGATTATCTATAGTAGTATTCAACATGACGTGCCATGCTACCTCTGTAACCGGAATACATATAATTGCTTCTTTATCATCTACAAAAATATGAGCACTTGCTACCATGCTCCAAGCAATATTATACGTATTTTTATAATAATTCACATTATCTTGTGCAGTAGTATTTGGATTCCCGGTATCATGAATAACTGCAAAACTAGGTTTTCCATTTTTAGTGTGTAATGCTTCTCCACTCCGACGTGTTCCAATTGGCAACAAATCGTAACGCACTGGTACTCCATTCCATTTTTCTGCCATTTTATAGGCCTCCTATTCTTTATTAGGTTTCTTATATTCTTGAGCCATTAAACTATCGGATAAACCAGCACTTGTACCGTCTACTGCCGACATATATAGACTTACTAACACACCAATTACAGCAATTGGATTGCTAATAAATTTTAATAAAGCTTCTCCAACAGCACCCCAAGTAGTTAATGAATGCCAATCAATTCCTAAATAAACAAGAATAGGCATAAATGCACCTACAATTAATTGAATAATAGCTATAGGATTATTAAATCTTACATGCCAATTTATTCCTAAGAAATTTCTCATACTCATATCTCCTTTTTAAGTAAAATAAAAAGCCAACGCAAAACGTCGGCTGTCAATTATTCTATACATTCACTTTTTCTGGATCATATTCAATACCTGTTAACTCTAAATATTCTTCCGGTGTTACAAACCCTCTTTTTACAAATAAAGCAAATTGTTCGTTAGTGTAGTAACCCATTTTATAATATTTAACTCCGATATCATGCATTTGTTGTGCCTCCTAAAATTTGAATAGTTAAATCTGATATATCTTTTCTAACATCCATTAATTCTTCTTGAGTTTTTAACAACTCTAAAGATAGGTCAGCTATAATATCTTCTTTTTCATTGTTTTTATTTGTCGTATCTTCATTTTCGCTTTTCGGTTGTGAGTCTTCCCAATTTTCTTTAGTATTGCCAATCCATTGTTTACCATCAAAATGACAAGGAGTATATATTCCTTCTGGAGGTTCTATATCAGTCCATTGTCCTTTAGGATATTCCATTTCTCCATTGTGATTTTCAATAACTAAATATGGTGTGCCATCATAAAAATAAATTTGCTTTGTCTTCATATTCCCGCCTCCTATAAAACGACTATTCCTTCGATGTAATAAGCGCCATAAGGCATTGCTTCACTTTTAGGGTCAAATGTTATTTCTAAATCTCCACTTTGAGTTATAGTCACGTTGTAGATGATTAATTGAGATGAATTAACGCCCGCTTTTGTATATTGTTTATAATCTTTCACCTTATCCGAGATGTTTTTCGGGAGTTTCGCAAAAATCATTTCTTTACTGTTAATGGAACTTACTGCACCTTTTATAAATAGCATTTCTGTATCATTAATAGAGATTAATTTATACATTGGCTTGTTAAGTGTCCCAGCTTGTGTAATTCCGTTCACAAGAGGAAGTGTTTGCCAGCCTGTGTCAGTACCTTTAGCCTTTAACTGGTCTAATTGTTCTTGTGTGAAATCGTTATACGTGAATGGTTTACCGTCTTTTCCAGGAACACCTTGTATACCCTGTTCTCCTTTGAATGTATCAGCATTTTCTTCCATATATACTTTCAAATCGTTCTCTAACTTATCTTTGAAATCATCATCTAATAATCCTATAGCATTCTCTTTCATAACGTTTCTAACTAAATCTTGTAATGAATCTACATGTATTTCTTTTCCAATCGGTCCAGTCATTCCACTATCTGTGATAGTGAAATAAAAGTTAGCGACGTGAACACTATCCTTTTCATTAGCTAAGAATAATTTCGCGTCTACTTTCCCTGCGTGTTTAATGACATTGTCAGACACCTTATATTGAATGACGCCGTATTCAGGTAAAATGATCTCTAACGGTTCATTAGTGAATATAGAACCGTCTGAACTAAACAAATCTAAACGAGGAGTCATATCAGTTTTGTTAAAATCTAACACTTCGTTGTTATCTCTGATAGTGATTCTTATATAAGCTGATCCGTCATCTTCTGTATAAAAATTAGCGCCAATAAAACCGTTCTCAGCTGTACTAACATTTATATTAGTAGCAACATCTGTAAGTTTTTGTAACATATACACACCTCTTTCAATTATTAAAGGCTACCCACCGTCAGTGAGTAGCCTTTTATCTATATTTATCTCTGATATAATACATACCTTTTAATCCTACTTTTTTGTATAAACTGTTTATTGTTGTTGCTTGGAAATTACACCACTCAATCGCAGTAGCATATTGCATACGACCGGGGTTTTTAGGGTTCCAACGCATTCGGTACAAAGTGTTCTTACCTTGATTAAAGAATTGTTTTCTAACGAACTTAGCCCCACCTATAATACCATTACGTGGACTCGTCCAACCTTGTCTTCTAGCGTAAGCTATGGAAGCATTAGGGTTATTGTCATATGCTGCAATACCAAAGTAATTGTAAATACCATAACGTCCACTGGCAAAGTTACTACGGCCATATCCACTTTCTAAGAATGCGTGAGCAATTAAGTATATTTCATTTACGTTGTATTTCTTACAACCGTCTGCGAAAGCTTTACCTTGACCGGATAAAGTACCTTTACCTTTAAGTATCTTATTCAACTTACTTACTGGTATACCTTGATACTTACCTAAATCCAACATTTGATACCTTTGTACTGAACTATTCCATATAGTGTTAGGGTTCATATACTTACTTGTTTGTGACCTAGAAGCATTGCCCCAACCCCAACTGTAAGATTTTTGAGGCATACCATGTGCCATTTGCGCGTTCAGTGCTTGTTGGAAAGTATATTTACTTTTCTCTACAACTACACGAGGTTTATTCGAAGTTCTGTTTGTTGTTTTGCTTTTTTTGTCTGTCGGTTTGTCGTTCTGTTCAGGGTTATCGACCGAAGTTTTAGGTTTAATCTTTATGGTTGTCTTTGTAGTTGTTGTGGTAATCGTTTCTGTGAGTAATTTATCTCTTTTTAAATATAAACCTATTATTTTCTTTTCAACTTCTTTATATTTACTTTCATCAGGAATACCGTTTTTGATTAAGTCGTAATTAATTAAATCTTTCATAGAACGCCATATATTAGGGTCTGCTTTGATTGATGATTCAGATAGTTTTACCTTACTCCAACTTAGCAACCAAACGCCGTAGATTAACGCTCTGATTTGATTGAGCATGAATTGCCGTTTACTCTCTGTTTGTCCTCCACAAACTTCCATAACAAGCCAACCTGGATGTTCTGGCGCTTCTTCTGAATCAGGTCTAGGCGTCCATACACGCTCACGGTCTATATATACATGAGGGTATTCATCCTCATTTACATATTTATTACGTTGTAAATATAATTCTTCAACAGAACGCATATGTGTACTCTCTTTGATATATATACCTTTTACTTTCCCTATCAACTTTTGACCTTCAACCATATAATGATAAATGTACTCCAAATCATCGTCTAAATCATATGCGAATGATGTATAGGAAACTTTAGTAACCTCTTTGGTTATAGGTTTCGTTTGTTCTTTTTTGTTTTTAGGAGTGTTGTCATTAGAGGGTTTAGACGGTGTGTTACTTGATTTAGATGGTTTCTTAGTTTCTGCATGATAAGGAGGTCTGACGAACCCACTTATACCATAGTATGTGTGTTTTTCTAACGAACCAGGAGAACCGGTATAACCGTTGGAATTTCGCCAATTTTGGTCCACACTGGTGAAGTAACTCTTGTTAGATGGACCTACTACAACAGCTGTATGTCCTGTACCATTATTATAGGAACCCTTCCCCCATACAGCCATATCTCCAGGTTTCGGAACAAAGTTTCTAGTATTTCTATAAAATTTAAATCCTCTAGGGTATCTATACCATGCCATAGCAATCGCATTTCCTGTTGTTTTGAAATGCCAATATCTATTGAAAATGTAGTTTGGTAAATCCCACAATTTTGTTACGATGACAATCGCCACTTGTCACCTTCTTCATATTTCTATGAATGTTCAGACTATATCATCAACCTATTAGGTTGCTCCCCGTTTCCACTCGCTTGAGTGTACGTCTTTCGACTAGTCGTTGCACGTTCCTATTTATAGGCTTCGCTCATGATTGCCTACAACATAACTTGTTTAGGGTTCCCATGAATTAGAGGAGTTTGCTATGATGATTACTCATCAAAGGTGCTAGATTCAACACTGGGCGCCATAATAACCATCTACATCAACTCTTCTGCCAATCATTCTTTTTGCCCATGCTGCAACTTCCGAAGCAGTAGGTTTTCTTCTTTTAGGACTAGGTAATCCCATATATCCACCTCATTTCTGGATAATAAAAAGCCGACTAAAAAGCCGGCTTTGTTTCTCAATTATTTACATTTACCAAACCAGAAACATTCCCAAAAACTTGCACCTAAAAATAATCCGAACATGGTAACTCACCTCCTTTAAACACCGAAAAACATTCTTAATACTGCTACGATTAAAGAACCAGCTATAGTGCCAACCAATCCTAAAACCCACATTTTAATGTCTTTGATGTTTTTTTGATTTTCTTTTTTGTTTTGAGATTCTAATTCTCTCTCTCTGTTGATAGAGTCCAAAGTGAAATTCATTTTTTGATTAATCAAATTTTGATTGTGTTGTCCGTCTTTTATCTGTTCCAAAGAGTTGAAGATTTTTTCGTCGTTATCTTCCAATCTTTTTATACGTCTTTCGTAATCCCCTCTTTGGCTACTTTCTGTCATATAAACACCTACTTCACTTAAAATAAAAACCACAAGCTATTTAACTTGTGGTTCGTAATCTTTACCTGTAGTTTCTTTAAATTGTTCCGGAGTAATCCAACCAACTCTAACAAACTTTTTGAAAGTTTCGTCAGTGTATAATTTTTTCTTATATAAATCGATTACTACTTTATCCATATTACGCTTCCCCCAATTTTTGATTTGCTTGTTCTTCAGTTATTAGTGCGATGTTCTGCTTCAAACTCATAACTTCTTCTTGTAAATCGACAACTAAGCTAGTTAATTTAGCTATAGCAATATCTTTGTCATCAACAGGAATTTCTACTTCAGGCAACATCTTTTCTAGCTCATCTTGGGTTTGTCCAACCCATTGTTTACCGTCATAATAGCAAGGTAAGATAATACCTTGAGGAGGTTGGTTCTCTGTCCATTTTTCATCAGGATAAACATATTCATCTTCTTCGTTTTTGTGAACAATAATTGCTTGTCCATTTTTCCATAAATAAACTACTTTCATTTCATCACTCCGTCCATTCATATTGACCGTAAATATAATCTGTATCAGTCCACGCTGATGGATCTACAGTAGCGTCAAAATTCACTGTTCCTGATGTGTTCAACGAAATACGTCCGCTGTTTTTGTTTCTAGGTGCACTTATTGAGAAAAACATTAAGTTTTTGACGAATTCTTTAGGTAAAAGTGCAATAGTCTGTCCATGTTTGATAGTTGTAGCATTAATGCGTAACATTTTCTTAGTAACTCCATTCTGTGTGATTGTTCTGTACGCACTAGTAAATCCACCTTTGGAAACTAAGTCGTTATGAGGCGACGCACTGTTCACTAGTTGTAAATCAATCCAACCAGTATCTACAACATCTGAACCAACACGTTCCCATTTGCTCCAACTCTTATAAAATCTTTTTTGGTAGATTACAGTTGAATTGTAAGGTTGGTATTGTATTAGAACAGCATCTCCATTTCTTTTGTACTTTGTTAACCACCCATTATTATTTGTTCCAGCTGGATTGTTCAAAGTAAGAACAACATATCTAGTTCCTATCGGTAAAGACATTAATTGTTCGTTATTGTCGAAATCTATTTGTAGGTTGGCATCATAAAAATTAGTACCATCATCATTTGTTAATTTAAATTTTTGCCAATCCTTTTCTGTAAACTTACTTTCTACATATTCAGGAGTAGTAAAGCCATCTCTTTCAAGGGTTTCATTAAATATTTGTAGCTTTTCATCAATTGTTGTGTTAGCTTGATTAACATTTGAATTAAAAGCGTCCACATTGCTATCATAAGTTTTTTGGAATGTATCTGAAGCTAAATCATAATCCGTTTTGATAGCGTCACGTTTAGCATCAATTTGTCTTAAAGCTTCTTCTCTCTCTAGGTCAATGCTTTGGTTAGACGATATTAACGCGTCTGTAATTGAAACAATAGCGTCTGCTTGAGCCTTGTTTATTTTAATGAGGTATTCTTCAGCTGTTTGCTTAATAGATTCAATCAACGTTTGTGTATCGCCTATATCTTGCTTAAGTTGTTGCACTTTCTTTTCTAATTCCGAACGCAATTCATCAAACATTCGAATATAAGATACTTTGATATCACTTTCGATTTGATTGATAAGACTGTCGCGTACCGTGAATTTAAAAGTGCCTAACACAACAGTGTCGTCTTTTCCTACGTTGTTTACATCGTTGAGTGATAAGTAAATTTCACCCAACACTTCAGAATCGACAACGTTTTTCAGAAACCATTGAGGTACCGTAACACCTATTAATCCTTTCATTGGATCAATGAATTCTACGTCCAATACACCTGATGTACTAGGTCGTTTTTCTTCTGTTCCGTTTGTAGCTTTAAAAAAAGCATAACCCTTAACGTTTTTGTCACTGATTAACAAAGGTTTGTTATCTTTTTGTACTACAAATTGAAATTTAGCAGTGTTTTTATCGAGATTATAAAAACCGATACCCCTATTAGATATCGGTTGTAAATATGGTTCTTCATTTAAATCGAGTTTACCTACTTTTTCTAATTCCATTATTTAGCACCCCACAATACTAATGCTATTGCACAACCACGTTCTTCAGTATATTCAGAAGTTATCTTCATGACTCTACCTTTACCATTTACATTATCTTTGTAACCTACACCTGCTCTGCCGTTGATATAGTCACCTGGTATAACGTCTTTTTCAATGTTTGTGTAGATTTGACCTAATAATCCGACTACATTCCATTCAGGTCTTTCTGAACGAGATTCGTAACTAATGCTATCGTCATAATCAGGGTTTTCTACTGGTACATCACGCCATTCGAATGAAACGTTGCCCTCATCGTCTACAAACTCAACTTGTTTTCTGTTTGTAATTGTTACACCGTATTCGTTCTTTAAGAATCTGTCTTTATGGTGGAATGTTTTTTCATTAGCGACTAATGCAGCAGTGCCAGAAATAACACCAATAGGCTCGTCGCTAGGTTGTGCTTTTCTTATTTTATCTCCGTCTAAAGTAACGATAGTTCCTAAATCAATTGCCAATCCATTTTGTGACTCAAATAACTCTGCGATATCGGCACTATCTTGTTTAAGTTGACCTGCTAAAGTAAGGTTTCCAGAGTATGTGCTTAAATCAAACTTAATATTTGAAGTTGAAGGACCTCCTTTTGAGCCATAACCACCAACAACGTGATAGTTACCTGGAGATTTAACCCTGTTACTATTAAGGATTAGTTGTGTGTGTCCTGACTTATCTGTTTCGGAATTAAGCGCGTTGATAATACCACTACGAGATCCATAAGCTTTAGATTTAGCACCTGAACCTAAAACGAAACTACGACTACTATATGCTTTTGAACCACCTGTTGACGCAATAACTGCGCTTGTATTCGCTACACCTGCACTACCAGTGGTTGCTATACTAGCACCACCTTTTCCAACTGTAGGAGGTGTGTCGTATTTTTCGCCGGCTATCCATGCAGGTGTTGAATAATTGTTTGCTGTGATACCACTAATCATAGCGTGGTTATTTGTCAAACGTAATCCTATGCCCGAACCATTACCGTGTAAGTTACAATTAGTTATTTTAGTATCGTATATTTTACTTCCAACACCGATACCGATATTTTTACTAGAATTCCAAATATTTATGTTATTTAGTGACACTCTAGACGGTCTATTATCTCCGCCGAACAATCTGATATCTACTTCTGCATTTTTAAAGTTACGCACATTAATATTATTAAGCGAGATGTTTTCGGACATGAATTGGATGGCTATTGCTGGTTGCTTTTTATCTAGTTTTCCACCTTCTAATTTCCCAAAATCATCATCACCAATTGCGGTGAAATTATTGACTGATACATTTTTATAAGCACTGATTAATAATGCTCTAGGTGTTGAACCTGGATACACACCATTGTATTTAGGGTTTAAAGCCAGACAATTATTTAACACTACATCATATGCAGTTAAACTTTTATTGTCTGTTTTAGCTCTATGGTGGCCAATGTGTCGAACGTTGTACGCCCTTGTATCTTCAATTGAAATGTGCCCATTAACGAAAACGCCACTTGCTGCATTTGCATTTGAGTGCGCTTTGATCTCTAAACCACCGAAGTTACCTTTGGTTCTATTGTTTGATAAGAATACATATTGTGAGCCATCGTCAATTTCTATACCATTGTTATTACTTCCACCTGTTGGTGTATGTGCATAACAATTAGAAATTGTAATGTAACGAGAGTGATGGGTAGTAATACCGTCATCTCCACAACCATATACCTCACAATTATCGATAAATATATGTTTACTTTCTAATGAATAAGGGACGCGATTACCATCACCCTCGTAGTAATAATTATCGTTTGCATATGTTACATCGATGCAATGTAACAAAGCGTCATACGACTTAACGTTATAGATATAACCATTAGTCACACCGGCAAATCTAATGTTAGATGAACGAGAGCCACCGGTAGCTTTAAGTGTTTTATTTTGTCTAAACTTATTTCCATTGAATGAAAAACTTTCTAAAGAAATGTTTTCAGCTCCGCCACTCATTTTTAAGTTAGTGATACCTATGTTCTCTGCTGGTGTTTTATCCATTAGCTTAATAGTAGTAATGTCTTTACCTTGTCCTACCAAACGAGAGTTGTTAGGCATTTTAATACCTGTTGTAAGGTAAGTACCGCCACTCATAGTTACCTGTACATTGCCGTTACCTAATGCGTCTTGAAATGCCTTTGTACTGTCTTTTTGTCCTGTTGGATCTCCTCCGAAATCATCAACATTGACAATACGTTGTATTTTCTTAGTTAAGTCGGCTCTTAGTTCTTCTCTAGCGTTACTTTCTCTTAAAAAGTCGTGATATAGACGTTGGTGTAAAGAATCGAAACTTTGAGCGTCCATTGAAGTGTGACTTGCTCTTAATTCTTGTATTCCATCTCCATTATGTCCTAACACAAGACGTTCAATAAGTTCATCTTGATAATTTTCATGATTAGATAATACGACATCTTTACCTTTTGTAGTTTTGTGTTTGATTTGATCAGTTGTATGCGCATTTTTTTGAGTGGTTAAATGCTCGTTAAAGCTATCATCACTTTTATTAGTCCAGTATTTTATTTGTTCGAAGTTATTCTCAAGTTGACTTACAAACTTTTGACTAAAGTACGAGTGAAGTTTCGTAATTAAGTTATCTAATTTCAAATTTTTTGACCTCCTTAGCCATAAAAACCATAAAAGTTTTTAATCAATTCATACATAATGACCTCGTGCCCTTTTTCATTAGGGTGTACCCCGTCAGGCATACTCGATTTTCTGTACGAAGGTATATTGGGTTTGAATTGTGTTGAATGATAAGCGTCATAAACAGGTATATCCAGTTCGTTACAAGCGTCTATTTGAACATCTACATAATCAGCTAAAGTGTGACCTAAATCGTTCTTAGTAGTGTCTTTTCTTACGGTTTTGCCGTCTTTTATATAACATTGTTTAGTAGGTGTCATAACAATTATTTTAGAGTTAGGGTTATTACTCTTGATTTTAGTGATAGCACTATAAAAGGCACCGTAAAACGTTTTAGTATCCGTTTTATCAGTGCCTATATTAATATCATTAGTCCAATCATCATCTGTACCTTGCACAATGATTAAATCAGCTTTAATTTTGGTCGCTTGTTCATAAATGCTATTATCTTTGTTTGTGCTCATTGTCGCACCACTAACAGCTAAGTTTGTTGATTTAGCCTTTATCTTCTTAGCTAACATTTGCGTAAAGTTAGTTTTAGCGCCAGTACCTTTAGCTACAGAATCTCCAATAGTACCTATTGTTTTAACTTTCCTAATCTTAGACTTAGGTGTAAAGTCGTGAACAATAGTACCGTTTGCAGTTGTAACACTCTTAGCATGCGCGCTTTCTAGTCTTCTTTTTATTTCATCGGTTTTCTTCTGCAAATCTTGTGCAGTCTTAGTATTTGCGTTGTTTTGAGCTTGAATCATCCTTAAGTCTTTAGCTGGATCAGATTTGTTAGACTTGATAGCTTTAACATAATTTGCAGCAGTGTTTACTGCTTTCATGTATCTATCTTGTAATCTGAATTCCCCAAGTACTACGTCTTGTTTTATAATCTTGTTGTTAATATCTCGTTGTGTAGTGATTTCGATAATTCTAACAAACTCATTTAAACCTATTAAATCATCAATTACATTCACAATATCCCCAACTCTAGGTACTGCTTCTTTAAAATGTTTTTGCAAAGAAATGAAATCTAGTGTTACAGACGTTTTTAAACTTTCTTGTATAACTAACTCCATAGCTTTTTTGAGTGTATCCCCTTTAGTTATGCGTCCATCTACAACAGGTGGTGCATGACGTTTGCCTATTAAGTCAGCTAAGGGGTGTGTATACTCATATTGCAAGCTGGCTTCGTTGAAAGTTTGTTGCTCATCAAAGCCACCATAACCTCTAATGTATGTGTAACACTTAGAAGCATCTTCTTGGACTTTTACATTATTCGCGTTAACACCTGCTTTAATGTAATAGTTAGCTTTTCTTTGAACAATATCATATAAATGAAATGTCTTTGTTTTGGCGTTATATTCATATTCTAAGTTATATCTTTCCAAACCTTTTTTGAATAATTCTAAATTGGTATCGTGGTTACCTAGATTTTCAAATTTGGAAGATGAAACCTTAGCGTGTAATTCATACTTATAACCGGTATCTTTAAAAACTAAATCGAAGTAGCTTTTTCCTGTAAAACTACCGTTATATACTTCGTATACTCTTAAATTGTTTAGATCATCTAATTCGATAGGACGCGCTTTGATTGTTAACTTTTCCTTTTGACCTACAGTTGTTTTGTCTAACATAACGATACGGTATTCGTTCAGGTCATCAGCACCACCAACGCCTGTAATCGTCCACATTTTAGTAATAGCCCCTATAGCGTCAAATGTAGCTTTGTTTTCTACCATTTCTATTTCTAAGGAGCCATCTTCATTTAATTTCTCATTTAATTTTGTTTCTACAGGTAGGGATTGCCCAATGCCCTGTAACGTTTTTAATAAAATTGGCAATTAAGCAACCTCCTTACAAGTAATATCTTTTGTGTTTAAACGTGATTTTTTGAAGTTTCTTAGTAGTACGGAAAGTATTCCAACCAGGCATTAACACAGGTTGTTGTTTCGTCTTGTTGTAATCATCAATGCGTAAGTTATTACGATATACATGGATGCCGTCAAATTTTATAACATCTCCTGCTTTCAACTCTAAACCGCTTATTTTCATAATGTCGCTATGTGTCATATAGAAGTTAAAACCGTCGCTATCTTTTTTGCTGATGTTTTCTCCTAGAACCATTTCTACAACACTGTCTTGGTTAAATTGGTTTATTTCAGCTGTACCACCATAATATACATCGCCCACTTTAGTGTCATAAAATGTGTATCTACGTTCTTTATGAGATGTGTTGAACGGATTTTTGTCTGGAATACCCCATTTATTCAAATTACCACTCTCTTTTTCTAAATCTGTACTATACCCAATACTCTCAAAGTATGGTAATTCAATCGTTTCGAAATCTAGTGTGAATTCACCTGACGTTTTAGTAGTATCGAATGACACTTCGTTAACTAAGCCAACAAGTATCTGCCTGCCGTCAACATATTCTAGTTCAAAAGATTGTTCCTTAGGTTCGAATATATTCTCGAATTTAACTTCACTTTCGGACGTTGCTAATTCTCTAAGATAAAAATGACCTCTTAGCATAGCTTGTATGTTCGCTTTTAAATGAGAAGCGTAAGCTATCTTTTCTACATCGTACCTAACCGTCATAGATATACTTTTCTTTTCTTCTTTAGTAGCATTATGAAATCTACCGTTAACACGATCAATTTCATCAAACTTTCGGTCATAGCCTGCACCTTTAACATCGTAAGAAACAACTCTCAACGCAGTACCAGTAAAGCGATTGTTACTAATACGCAAACGTTCTTTATTTTTGTATACCTCAACATCATGTAATATCAATTAACAATCACTCCTTTAAAATAATCCGAAACTTGCGTCTTTTGAGTTGGAATCTTCAATGTATGATTTAATAGCTGGTATATCTGACTCATTGCGAACAGTCACGTTGACGATAGGTTTATTGTTCTCTTGCATGCTATGGCGTACGTCTTTACTCATATGTGCATCGAAAGAATTTCCTAAACCAGCCAATCCTTCTTCTAAAAAGTCCGGTTTTAAGTCTGCGTTGAAGGCATCCATAACTTTTAATGCCGCTAATTTACTTTCTCTTGCAGCTTTTCCTGCATATTCAGAGATACCCATACCTAATCCAGTCATACTATCATTACCTAGTTGTATGAATTTACGAGAAGGAGAATGACTATCTAAAGCGCTTTTCGCAGCGTTCAATGCACCTTTTGCAGCGTTCCATGCAGCTGCTGCTAAATCTTTAGCTTTTTGAACGATACCTCTTATCATTCCAGCTATCATATCAACGCCTACTTGATAGAAATGACCAATAAAACTGCGCGCTCGATTTAATGCGTTTCTCATGCCATTTCCAACAGCGCCGACCACTCTGAAGAAACCACTAACTACTGCTTGTAAAAATCTACTCATTGCAGAAATGATGCTTGAAACCCATTGTGCACCACCAGAAATAATACGACTGAGCGCTTGCATCATTTTTTGAGCAACTGTTGAAACTACACGTGAAAACCAACTTGCTACAGTATTCCAAATTCTAGTAACTGCACCTGAAATCGCAGACCAAATTTGGTTCCAACTTGTAATATTAGTACCAAGTATTCTGTTCAAAACATTGAATATGAAGTTAGAAATTTGGCCCCAAATTGACAATATGGTATTCCAAATCGTAGTCATTACATTAGAAATCGTAGTTTGTAAAGTTTGCCAAGCGCCAGAAAAATCTCCGGTAAGGAGCTGTATTAATGCAGTAAACAAACCGAAAATCAATTGCGTAGCAGCTTGTAGTATTCCACCTATCGCAGTGAATACTACTGAAATCACAGTCCAAAGAGATTGGAAAGCAGTTACTAAACCATTGATGAGGCTGATGAATAAGAAGCCGAGAACTTGGTTTGCAACTTGTCCTAACATTTGTAAGATAGGCATAATTGGTTGGAGCGTTTGTTCGATAGACGCTCTGAACTGATTAAACCAGTTAATCACTGTTTTTACAGCGTTCATTATCGTATCTTTAATTGTGTTCCAAGCTTCAACACAAGTTTTTCTGAAATTCTCGTTCGTTTTCCATAACCAAACAATAATACCTATTAAAGCAACGATAACGCCTATGATAGCCAATACAGGCCATGAAATCGCGCCTATAGCTACACCCAATGTTTGGAAAGCACCACTTAACATAGGTAAGATACGCATAATTGTACTAATAGGGCTCATAAGGAGCCTGAAAGCTATTTTTACTAAGTTTAATGCACTTCTAAGTATTTGAGTGTTTCTAGCAAAAGCTAACATTTTACCGATAGCTTGGATTAAACCTACACCGAACACATTAGATAGCACTGTACTTACTGCGATGATTGGTGCTAGTAAAGCCCACAACATACCACCGAGTATCATACCTATACCAACCATTCGAGCTATAGCTGGGTGTGTTTCAAACAACTTAGCTATGAAACCAGCTAATGCCGTTACTACTTTTAATATCACGCTTGCTATTGGTGCCATTGCAGTGCCGAATGCAACCAAAACTCTTACGATATTACCGATTAGATCCATAATGACTGGGCCATTCTCTTGTACATACTGAACAAACTTTTTAAACCCTTCAGATTTACCAACTTGTTCAGACCATTCTCTAAACTTAGCAGTCATTTTAACTAGCCAATCAAAGATATTAGAACTGTTTTGAGCGAACGCTTTCATCAAGTTACCAATACCCATGAATACATTGCCAAATATTTGACCTATTTTAGGTAAATTAGTTTTAGTGTATTCAATAAACGACTTAATAGCGTTCTGACCTGCTACACTGTTAGCCCAGTTTTGGAACTTTTTACCTAGATTATCTAAGCCTTTAGCAGTCCATAAGAATAGTGGACCTAATTGAGTGAATACATTAATAAGTCCGTCACCAAAACGTCCTGCAGCACTTAATAATGTGTTGAATGTCTTAACACCTGTTGTATTCATCATGTTAAAGAACTTGCTAGCAGTTTGGCTGTTTTGAGCCCATTTTAAGACACTCTGTGAAGCTTGTTCCATTCCTTTAGAGATACCTGCTAAGAATGGTTTCATGCGTCCTAAAGCTACGTTAACAGTGTCTAAAGCGTTAGATAACGTATTGAATATTTGAGATTGATTTTGCTTGATAATACCTTCCCAAGTTGATTTAACTTGTTCTAAAGACGCTTGGTATCTTCTTGTTTGCGCAGTAGCTTGTAATGTTCCGTCATTCAACATTTTAATTGCACTTACTGCCATAGTGCCAAATGCAAACGCACCACTTGCAGCAATACCAAATGCACCAGCTACACCTAATGCACCACCAGCAACTACACCTAATGCGTTAGCTACTGCCATGATGGCGGGTACTAAACCAGCTATGATAGGAATAAGCCCTTGAAAACTCGCAATTAACATACCTTTGATTTGTTGTCCGAATACAGTACCGAATGTTCTTATCTTAGTTGCTAAGGCGTCCATTTTATCGCCGTATTCATCTAACGATTGACCTAACGCTCTTGTCAGCACTTGTGCTCTCGTCATACCTCTTGTGTCAAAGTTAACGTGTACTGTTTTATCATGTAAGGTTGCAAGCATAGCTTTAGCACCTAGTACAGAACGTTTTAAGGGATTGTTATTCCCTTTGATGTCTACTTCTTTATCTCTTAACTGTTGTAGTTTTTCTCTAACTACTGCAATTGCTCGTTTAACAGGGTTGGCGTTTCCGTCTATATCAACGGTATGTTCTCGCCAACGTTGAGCCATTGCTTTAGCAGTATTTAAGGCTCGTTTAAATTTACTTATGTTGGCGTCGACTTGTGTTTCAATTTCATCGGGTATTTCAGTTTTTGCCATACGTTGAGCTTTTCTGATATTCCGTTGAAAATCTGTAATAATCGCCGATATACGAGCCATAAAGTTTTTGTTCATGGCTAACCTCCTCTTTGACTAGTATTACGTAATGAATTCATAAAACGACGTGTACCTTGTTTTTGAGCTTCTCTATTACGTTTGTTTTGTGCTAGCTTACGTTTTTTCATACGTTCGTACTCATCAGATTGCCCGCGAACTTCATATCTTGCACGTTCTAACTGTTTTTGTAGTCGTTTTAACGACTTACCAGCTTGTACAAGGCCGTTAGCTTGAGCACCAATCAATAAAGTTTCTTGTTCATCAAGTAACGCCAATCTCCGACCGATAACCCAGTCTTTCCATTCATTAGGCGTCAAACTCATTAATTCATCATAAGGAAGATAGCCTATGTATTGACTGGTTATCTGCCGTATTTCTGAATAATCTAGTAAGGTAGCTCGCCCATGATTTCTTTGTAATTGTTCTTCATGAACTCGATACCGTTCTTCGTAGACTCTTTCTCTTCTTCTTTGACCATAGATGGAGCCGAGTTCATTTGTGTCCAGAACAGACGAGATTTTTGTTTGAAAAAACCACTATGATTTAATACTTGTAAAGCACCTTGTAATAATTCAATAGAATCTTCTTTTTCGTCAATAATTTCCATTAGTGTTTGTTCGATATCTTCGCGTTTAGGTGCGTTTTTACCTAAATAAGCTGTTGCACATTCCCAAAAGTCTGCAATTGCGATTGGATCACGTTCTAAAATACCGTTATAGATAGCATTAAAACCAGATACTTTAGTAGTTTTACCGTTTTCATCTTGCTCATCTTTAGCAAACTTTTTAGCAGTTTTATCAAATAAGAAAGTAGCTTTTGCTTCTACTTCTTCTCCGTTGAATTCTAATGTAGTAATAGGATTGATTGTATTTTCAGTCATTCTTTAACCTCTTTCTGTTATTTTTTACAAAAAAATAGAGGGCTTAATGCCCTCGTAAAGTTATGCACCAGCACTAGGTGTACGGTTTTCGTATGAGTCTGTATAAGCTCCCATATCTTCCCATTCAACTGTAGGAGCAGCAGCACTAGGATTAAGCCATTCTGGTGGTAATGAATCAACAGAACCGTCAGCACTGTTAAATTTAACTTTTGCAGTGATTTCGATTTTGTCATCCTCATCATCAAATGACCATTCGTGCTCTTCTACAATTACATAAGCGAAAGTACCGTGATGTTTACCATCACGTTTTTTAACTTCCCAAATCCATAAACGTAACTGCTTGAAGTTTTTAACTGACTCTTTTAAAGCTTCTTGACCTTTGTCGCCAGGAACACGGTCGACAGTTAACTTGATTTCTTCTTCTACAGAGTTACGACCATAGTCTTTTTTGCCACCTGTAATCATTTCAGCTAAGTCATTACTGATTGTGTGTCCACCTTCAGCTAAACTAGCTAACAGAATAGCATCTTCTTCTTTTAACTGACTTGCTAAAACTTTGTCAGCGATTTGTAACGCTGCAATGTATTTATTCTGCGCCATTCGTTACACTCCTTTGTAAAGTATTGTGTCTGTATTTAAAAATAAGCCGAATGATACCGTGCTTTGTGTACTGATCAATATCAGTAATCACTTCTTGTGTATCAATTCGACTTTTTATAAATGAATAGTTATTTATTTCTATTTCAGAGTTAAGTACAAAACCTAAGTATTGGATGATTTGTGAGGCTTCATCTCTATTTCTAGCTTGGCTATAAACATGCAATGTAACGCCTACATCTTCAAACATACTTGTCGTTGTCTCTTTATTAGTGACGTTTGTTTCACCCACAACGATATATGGGTAAACAGCGTCTTTTTGAACGCAATCAAAAACCCTACCGCCTAGTTGTTTACTGACGATAGGGTTGCTCTTTAATTTGTTATATATCTTGTTAAACAGATACCGTTCTACTGATACCCACATATCTTAACCACCTTATGAAAAATACTTGTTGAAAAACGCTCTACCTTCATCAATTGCTGGTTCCCAAAAGGGTTGTGCATGTTGCCCTTTAGTTGTGTGCCAATGTCCGTCTGCGTCTTTGTAACGCCACGGGATATTCTTTGCACGACTACCACCCGGACCGACTGCGTATATCCCTGTACCGTAGTTGACGTATCATCTTGTTATCGTAAAGGCTTTTTATCCTTTACTTCTTACAGTCGCCTGTAAGTTCGGCGTACATTTTCAACCAATAAAAAAGACAACCTTTATTGGTTGTCGAACACTCTTGCCAGTATTATATTTATTCAACTGGTACGCTCTACGGTGCTTAATAGCCTTCCGCAATCTATTAAGTTACCTCGGTGTTGTCTTTATATTCTCTAATCAAATCTACAAAATGTATATTGTTTTTCTTGTAGTTTGACACTTTGTGTAAAGGTATATTTAATTCATGAGCCCATTGCATTGTAGTTTTTGTAACTCCATTATACGTGTGATAAACAGAAGTGCGTTTATTATAATGTTGTTCTTCCATAGGTATCCATTTACAATTTTTCGGTTCATAGTTGCCATTAACATCTATTCTTTCTAAAGTTAATTTATCACTAAAACCATTTTCTTCGCTCCAACGAATAAATTCTTTCAGATTGTGCCATTCGTCGCATACTTTAATACCACGTTCGCCGTAATTTTTATAGGCTAATGTGTTAGGATTTTCACATCTATTTATCATAGCATTCCATCTTCCGTATACTGGATGCTTAGTTAAACCATGTAAATTAGTTTTTCCTAGATTAAGTGGAGCTTTCACTTTTTTTAAACAGCCACATGATTTAGTGGTACCTAAAGAATCACTTCTCACAGTTACTTTATTCCCACAGTCACACAGACAATTCCAATAGGTTTTTCTGCCAGATTTTTTATCCGACATTCCAATGACTGTTAATCTTCCGAACCTCTCGTTCGTTTTATCTTTGATGTTCATACCTTTTACAAATTGCCCTTTATCATTACGTTCCAAATATAACCACCTCATATACATTATACCTGTACCGTAATTAACATACAACTTTATATTTAAAGACTTCCACCGATTTTGCTCGATTTTTAAATTACTGTTACCAGTAATTGCGACATACGTTTTATCGCGTACTCACTGCCGATATTAATAACGCCTGTTAATCCGCCCTTCTTAAAGTCCATAGAAACACTTTCTCTAAGATAACCGGTATCGACAGGCATGTTACTAACTATTGAATTGTGAATAATTGTTGTTGTCTTGGCTATACCTTTTTTAGCCCATCTAATCGTTTCTTTTTCAAACTCCTCAAGTTCCTTAACTAAATCCCAATTTCCGTATTTAACCTTAGCCAACAGGACATTCTCTCAATCTTGTTAAGTTGATTTCTTGTTGTCCGCCTTGGTCGACAGGTTCTCCTACTACTTCGTAAGTTTTACCGTTGTATTTGAATAAGTTTTTGTTAGTTATTGGCAGGCTGTACGGCGTATATAGGTTTCTGTCGTATGATTGGTTCATTTGATGAAACTTGAGTTGTTCAGATGAAGTGGGAGTATCCATAAAGCCTTGTATTGTTTTTTCACTCTTAAAGCGCTCTTGTTCACGTGGATACTCTCCTACAACTTCTCTTGAGCCTAATTCGATTGTATGAGGAAACTCATTGTATGGGTTAAACATGATAACCACTCCAACGTAAGCGTCTAAATGGTTTTAGATAACCGTATGTTTCCTTAGGTAGATCAGTAACGAAAGTGTAGCTCACAGTACCCATAGTACGTGAAGAAATATTGCTAGTCGTACCTTGTTTAATACAGTTAGCAATGAATTTCTCTACATTACTAGGTAATGACTGTCTATTGAATGTTTGATTACAATATTCTTCAGCTACATTCAGATACTTTTCAATAAGTAATTCGATTGTTTCGTCATTTGAAGTATCATCGAGTGAAAGATTATTTAATAATTTAACGTCTTGTGCGTTCATTACTTAACACTTCCTAATGCTTCAACGAGTTCATCTTTTTTCATACTAGAAAATCCCTCTATTTCACGTTCTTTAGCGAGTTCTCTTAATTCTGATACTTTCATACCTTTTAAGTCTTTATCGCTCTCTACACGCTCAATAAGGGGCTTGTTTTGACGGTTTTCTTTTGTGGATAGTTCAGTTAATCGCTCATCACTTACATTTAAACCTTTACGAGGGAACGTGTCTCCAACGTTATACTCGTAGTTGTCATCTTGTAAGTCTGTGAAATACACGATTACCTTATACATACGTCACTACCTCCTTTTATGCACCTGAGTCTGTAGTTCCTGCGCCTTTAGTTACCTTAACTGCTTTAGATTCGTCATATAAGTATGCTACATAGTGTTTATCACTGTATAAAGCAGTTGTCTTAGTTGAAGGATCACGGTCAGTTTCTAAGAAGAAATCACGTTTAGTGATAAGTTTAACTGCACCACGTTTAGCTAAAATAGCTTCGCCCTCATCTAATTTCTTAGAACGTACAATTACTGCACCTAAAGCTTCACCAAACGCACCTTTAACGATAATGTTATCGCCTAATTCAGTAGCGCGAGTGAAGTTATCTGAAGCGCTAGAACGTAATTTACCAGCGTCTTTAGGATTAATGAATAATACCATTGGTTCTAAATCTTCATCGTCAAATGTATCAATAGCAGCTTCTAAGCCTGCTAATGTGCCGATGTCTGCACTTACAGTTAATTTAGTACCTCGTAAAGCTTCTAATACGTCATTATCTACTTTGTTAGCAATAGCTAAACCGTGTTGACGTACTGCTTCTCCTTGAGGGTCACCATAACCAGACAATAAAGCTTCATCAGTAATATCAGTACCTTTACCGATTTTATGAATTTTAGCTTCACGTCTGTTAGTTTCAATTTTGTCTACAGGAATTTTTTGTCCTTCAGGTACTACTGTAGCATCACCACTGTAAACAAATGCAGGGAAAGTTAAAGTGTCACCTGGTTGTCCTACTAATGTACTGTCAATGTCTGCAAATTGTGCAAATCTCAATTTCTTATCTAATTCTGCTTGCATCATAGGTTTTAATACTTCTGGAACGATTTGTGTACTTTTAGTTGTTGTTCCTTGTGCCATATGTTATTACCTCTTTTCTAATTGTTTATTAGAGTGTCGTAAGTTTTTCTATCGTTAACGAATAGATTAGTTCTCTCTGCGACACTCATATTGTTAAATTCTTCTTGTGTAATCCCACCATTTACGTTTTTACCGTCATCCGGTGTGCGTCCACTTGGTTTAGATTGTTCAAATAAATGCTCATTCTCTTTTTTAAACTCACTCATGTAATCATCTAACCCTTTAACATTTCCGTTGTCGTCTACTTCTAAATTACCTTTATCGATTAGTTTGATTACTTGTTCAGGTTTAATTGCTTTTTCTTTAGCTAAAGATACTTCGATAGCTTTATTTAACTGAACGTCTTTGAGTTTTTGATCGTAGTTGGCGTTTTGCTCTTTATATTTTTCTAACTCTTGTTTAAGTTCATCGTTATCACCAACATTATTTTTGAGTTCTTCAATTTGATTATCACGATTTCTAATTTCTTCGTTAGCAGTGTCTAATTGTTCTTTTAGTGAATCAACTTTCTCTGCCTTCTCTTTATATGATTGCAAACCTTCATGATGTTCGTCGATAATCTTTTGAATAGCATCTTCTTCGACACCTAAACCACGTAAAAATTCTCTTTTCATTATTACTACTCCTCACATTTTTTATTACGGTGGTCTTTTCCACCATGAGTTTGCACCTTTTAACGCCTTGAGCATATTTTGGGCATAAAAAATAGCCAACATTTAAGTGTTAGCTATAATAAGTTAAAATTTGCATTTTCAGCATTTTTCTCATTAATATAATTTCTAATTATTTCTGTATCAGCTTCGTTGCTTATTCCTACCTTTACAACTGGTCTATCATTCTTTAATTGATTAATTTCTTCGTATAGTTGTTTGATACGCTCTAATTTCTCAATTGCTTCATCAGCGTCAATATTAACCTTTACGTTAAACTCCATCTAAACACCTTCTTTATACTTTCTTCTTTCTTCACTACCGTCTGAGTGAATAACAAGAATGTAATCTTTTAAGAAATATAACTTAATTAAATTATCTTCGCTCATAATCAGACACTACCTTTCCGTTTATTCTTCTCCCACTCTCTATAGTTAGTGAAAGGTATTACGCCATCTTCTTTAGTTCTCATCGTTGTAGGTAATTCATCTTCGTCTATGTAATAAAGTAACTTACAACGACAATTGATGTTCTCTTTTGCACTAGCTACACCTACAAACAACTTAGGTGCAGGACCTACACAACCACTAGAATGAAAGTTATCTTCAATATCGACTGAAGTGCCGTCTAAGTGTCTATGTGTATCACGTGTGCGTGTGTCTTTAGTAGCATACCAACGTTTCTTCATATCGAGTCCGTTATCTTTAGCTACCATTGCGCTATCTAATCCAGCTTGTGATAATGCACGCCCTGTTTCTGTACGTGCTACTCTTACTGATTGAGCCTTTGCCATTCCTAAGTCATCTCTTAACGCTTTAGCTATCTTAGAATAGCCCTCTCCACTCATAATGCCTTGTGTGATATGCATACGAATACGCTTCAATGTATCATCACGATGTTTCTGTAGTGTAGGTACTAACTTGATAAACTCAATAGGTTGTTCAATTGCCGTCTGTATTGTCTGCGAAGTAGGTATATCAAAGTTCATTGACGTTTGACTTGCTACTTCATACAAAAATAGGCTCATCATGTACTTTTCGATATAGACGTTCTGTTGCGACTGTTTGATAGCCTTAGCGACCTCTCTGTAGTCTTGCGACAACATTTGACCTATACGATTAAGTTCTTTGTTGAGCCTGTTGTATTTATTGAATTCAGTCCACGTCACTTGTGGTTCATCTCTATCGTATTTTTCATACATATTCGCAATAATCTGTTTAATTTCTTTCAAACGTTTAGCAAATAGAGTTTCTATTTCTTTGTCAGCTTGATTAATCAGTTTATCGATGTAATTGTCGATGTCATTCTGGTTGGTTATTTTCGGATTGTCTTTGTTGCTCGCCATTCAATCCCTCCTCAATGTCAGGGAGTTGTTGATTGAGTTCTATATTTTCTTGTTCTATTCTCTCCATTTCAGCTACAGGATCTTCAACCCAAGCATGATTAGAAAGAATAGTTTCTTTAGATAATAACCCTGTAGAATTCATAGCGATTTGAGAGTTTTCTAACTCATTAACCATTACATTGAAGTTGAATGTAATCTCGATGTCTTGCACTTTCACATCTAATCTGTAGAAGTCGATAATGTACTGCAATAACTCTTGTAATGCAGTAAGTGTTTTATTCTTCAATTTATTAGCTTTTAAGTCTAAGTTACTGTACATAAACTTAAGCGCAATACCACTAGGGCTATTACCAAACTTATCTTGTTGGAAGTCTACACCTTGCCCAAACTCTATAATGTAATCACGTAACATTTTCGTGTATTCCTTAACAGAGTCGATAGGCACTTCTACTTTGATAGTATCTACACCGGAACCACTTTCCCCTGCAACACTAATTGCTTTGTAGTATTTAAGGTTATGCATGAAGTCTTTCATATCTTCACCTTCATAACCTTTTAAGATATAGATTAACTCTACTGATTCATCAAAAGTGTTTTGTGTATCAGATAATCGCTTATCTAACGCGTCTATGATTGTCTTATACATGAATAAGTCAGATACTTCTTGTGGGTTGTTCTTGAACGGAATAAAAGGAACACGCCCCCAACTCATCAATTTATTACCTTGATAATAATGAGGTTGTATATGATCATCACTACGATAGAAATCAGGGATAAGTTGTCCTTCTTTCAACTCATAGAACGTTACATCATCTTTAGTCCAATATTCAACACGTTCTGCTCCGTCTAATTCATACACACGGATAAATGCTTGTAGTTCATCTCTTTCTTTATTAGTCCAAATAGGAATAGCTTGTTCTGCAGGCACACGAAACGTTTTAAATTCTCCCTCTTCATCTACATAAGGTTGAACCCATTCGATACCTTTGTTACTTGCAGCAGTTAATATATCTACTAACTTGTCATCCCACTTGTGATTAAGTGTATGTTGTATTTGTTTTAACGCTTTGTCGTTATCTACACCAAATGTCACCGGATTAGCTACTGCATAAGCTACTTTCTGGTCTACTAAGTTTTGATGGTAGTTTGTGTACATGCGCCAGTCTGGTTTAGTTTCATCATAGTCACCGTTCACATCTCTTTTGAAAGGAGCGTCTAATATATCTGGGTGATGATTATAATATCTTTCGCCCATTGTGATATTGTCTATATTCTCTTTATGTTCTCTAACCAAGCGCAATATCATTTCTTCTTGTGTTTCATACTTCGGTTTAATCTGTTCTACCACTTGTTCGTGATATGGTTTATCCCATGGCCAGTTAATGCTAATCACCTCGTTTACGTAAGTATGCTAAGTTTATTCTGCCTCATGTCACGCTCTAGGGCGTATCTAGTGGCGTCAATTGTATGGTCGTTTTTATCTTCTAATTTAGGAATAATATCTCCATCTTTATCAGTTTGATAATCTATGTTTTCAAATTCTCTTGCTATATTCGGTGTACGTTTTGGATCTATTATGATAGCTTCTAAATCAGATAACCATTGTTCACCATATTCTCTGCTATCAGGTCCTTTTTTAACCGGTCTTACTTTTTTCATGCCATGTTCTTGCTTTAATTCAGCTATTGATTTAGGTTCGGCATGGTCAGCGTAAATGTCGTCTGACTGATATTTTCTTTTCCACATTTCGTTTGCATATTGCCTATTACTAATCTGAACACCGTAATATTCATCGATAGCGTAAATAACCCGTTTCTTTTTATCATAATGCCAACGGACAAACGCTAACGGATCGTCAGCATATCCAAAGTCAAGGCCATTCCTTATGTTGTCAAAACCGTCAATCATTTCTTGGGGTATCGTTTCTATTTGTAAATTGTTAAACGGTACAACGCCACTCCCTATCGCTTCCCCCATATACTCCCAACGATAACGTTGTTCGTTACGTTCTTTCGCACTCTCTGCCTCTTGTATAAACTGTTTAGATATAAAAGGGTTATCTAAGTACGTTGAATGATGTACGAATGTATTATCCGGTTGGAATGAGGTTTCGTATTTTTTGTTAACCCACGATTGTTTTCTCTTAGGTGGATTGTAGCTAAAGAAAAACTTGTAGAACAATCCGTCATCTAATTCACCACGTAGCATAGAGTTAGTAATTGTTGTAACTTCGTCCTCTGTCTTAAATTCTGCCAACTCCTCTATCCACATGATAGAAAAAGGGAACCGACTATCTTTTAACGACTTTAATCGTTCAGGGTTCTGTGCCCCTCTAAAGATAATCCGATTCCCTCTGGGTACATATGTGATTTCCATTGGCGACACTTTAACTTTGAACAGGTGTGACACCTTTTGTTCTTCTATCGCCCACTTGATTTGTTCAAACACTGATGTAGCTAATGTATTATCTGTCTTACGTACTACAACTGCATTCATAGGATAACGCATGATTAACTGTGTAATGATAATAGATATGTCAGATGACTTACCACTACCACGTCCACCTTTAGCTACTATGTTGAGTTTCTCTCTATCCTTAGTTGCCTTCCATAAGCTATGAAAGTGTTTAGGTAACAGTTCGGACAGTTTAATTGATATCATCGTCGAAATGCACCGTCGCAGTCGTTTCGATTTGTTGTCTTTCTACAGGAGTATAACCTGTACGATCCAATATATCTTTAGAGGCTTGATAGCGTACTAGCTCACTTTTAGCGTCTAATAAGTTAATCATCGTTTGTAAGGCTTTAGGTACCTGCTTAGACAAATGCTCTGCTTGGTAACCTTTAAAGCCTTCTCTGAATTTATCATTATGTTTCCAACGAGATATAGTAGAACGGTTAACGTCAATTTCAGCAGCTATTTCTCCCTCTGCTAAATCTGTTTCGTTCTTCAAGCGTATATATTCTTGTTGCTTCTTGGTTAATTCTAAGTACGCCCCGAATGTTGCGTTATTTTGCATGTTAGTCATCGTATATTACCACCTACTTTACGTTATGCACTCTTTATATTTTTAAAAAAGACACTGCGTAAACAGTGCCTAATGATTATGTTTTGTTATTTATTTGAGTTTATGTACTCATGTCACACCTCTATGTCACATCAATACATAAAAATAAGTTACCCGTGTGTTCTCACGGATAACTTATTAAGGGAGGAGAAAAATTACATGTTAAGTATTCATATCATCGTATCGGAAGCCGTGTTGTAAGATTCAATAAAACTACCCGCCACTCTGACGGATAGTTAAGCAATCGGATGTGCAACGTCTAATCAAGGACGATAAACACTTATCCAATCACTTCGATATTGAATACCCCACCATAGTGCGAAAGGATAAACACTATGTCTTGTGAGGTAATTCTTACAATATCATAATACACCGATTATAAACGGACTTACACACTTCAAAAGTCCACCTTACACATAACCTATGAATTCTGCCAATCTATTTATCATCGCGTCACGTCGTCTTAATATACTCGTCTTACTTGTTCCGAAGTAGTCAGCTATATCCTCCCACTCACTACAACCTATAGGACATTCCCAATACCTCAAGCGCATTAAGTCTTGTGTATCTTCGTCTGATTCATAAATGAGTTTATCTACACCTTTTACAATGTTGCGTAAGTTGTTATAACGATTGTCGCTTAACTTCTTAATTGATTCTCTCTCAATAGGATTGCCTGGTATATTACTCTTACCTGCACCTACATTTTCGGGTTCGTGGTTCTCTAACAATTCATACTCTCTTACTTTTAACTCTCGTCTGTAACGCTCTATGTTCTTGATATAATCTTCTAGTTTCTTTATATCGTGTCGTTCAATCGTTATCATACTTACCCTCCATTCCTTTAGTTTCCTTTTTTATTAATTCGCTTTTTGTATTCTTCGTACTTTAAATTTTGAAAATCATTACCGCCGTCATATTCATCCATTTTACTTAATATACTTTCTAAAGCTACAATTTCACCGATTTTAACATGGGTACTACGGTCTTTATCGTTTTGCATCATCAAAATTAAACTAAGAACTAGAGTTTTTAATTTAATCCACTTGGATTTATAAAACATCACTTACCCTCCATTCTCCAACTTATCTTTCAAGGTCTTAATCTCATAATCTTTCACTTCTAACTGATGTTTTAGATCATTCTGTTCAAGTATCGAGCCAAATAGTAGTAAAACTAATATAATGATTGCTATTACGCCCCACATTGTTAATAACCTCCGTATATGCCATTCAAATGAACGTGGTCGTGTTCGTCAAAGTCCTTAGGCACTTCCACATCATCGTTTGCAGTCAACTTGTAATATAACTCCCTGCCAATCCATTTACCTAACTCATACATAGCGATAGTGAACCATATCTTTAATATGCGTTTAATCAACTTATTCACTCCTTATTTAATCTATCTGTCAAACTCTTTAGAAATTTACCGAATTTCTTTATTGCTTCAACTTGCATTTGTACTTTGTGTTTTTCCAAAGCCTCTTCTTTACTATCTGCTTCTACTACACGCATGTATTCATTTTCTTTAACTTTGCCGATATGTCTATGAACATATCCTGTACTATCTCGTATCTCTGTGATTAAGTATTGTGTCACTTTCCTAACACCTCTTTCACTTTTTCTAATATGTCTTTAGAATCCTGTTGATCCAAACCCTTGCTCTCCTCTTTCTGACTCACTGCTAAACTCCTCTACCTCTTTTAACTCCGGCGTCCAAATAGGTACGATAACTAACTGTGCTAGTTTGTCGCCTTTATTGATTTGGTAAACAGTTTTATTGAAACTATTATTTCCTTGAATAAAGTCTCCTTTTATATTCAATACACTGACCACATCGTCATCTAATTGCCCGTCTAAATCATCGTATATACTCATGGAGTTATCTTGTTCCATATCATTCTTAATATTAATCCCTAAATTACCTTGATAGCCGGCGTCAATCTTGCCGGTTTCAATCACTAAATGCGTTTTGCTACTTACACCACTACGACTAGTTAATAGTCCTACATACCCTTCAGGTATGTTTACAGCTACATCTGTTTTAATTACTGCTTTTTCCTGTGGCTCAAGTATTACTGTTTCTGCCGAATAGATATCGTACCCAGCATCTAATCTATCTCTCTTCGGCATAGTCGCATTCTCTGATAACAATTTAATTTCTAATTTCTTACTCATTTACATGTCCTCCATTTTCTACTAAACTCTTTGAATTACTTTCTACTATCTTGTCGTACATCTTTGCTTTGCGATATACTTCGTTAAGCTCTTTGATTAGTAAACACCCGTCATGCCCTGTAAAAGCTGTAGAGGATACTATGCAACGTTGGATAAATTCTCTATTGTCCATTGCAAGCCTCCAGTTTCCGTCTTAATTCAGCTATATCCTTTATTAATTCATCACGTTGTTTGAGTAAACTGTCACGTTCTCTTTTTACTTTCTTCAATCTAGCGTCCATAACACTAGATACAAACTTAGCTTCTGCATTCATCTATTTATCCCTCATTCCATTTAGAATTCTCTTTCAACAAACCTGCATTTCTTAACTCATCGTTTAAGCAATATTTACCGTCCTCATACCACACATTAGCTAGGTATCTACCAAACACATCACTCTTGTAGGTCTGTACGTATATCTTCTTGCCTTCTACACACGATTTAGTAAAGTCGGTAGCTTCTTTATAATTCTCTTGTCCTCTCTCTGGCGTATCGACACCTAGCAAACGTACACGACGTTTAGCATAGGTATCAAAGCCACAATCGAGTAAGATATCCAAAGTATCTCCGTCAACTACATTGGTGCATGTCGCTTTGTAGGTGTATAGATTGTTGATGTTCAATTAGTTGTCCTCCAGTAATTCTGGGTTTTCGTAGATGTTACCGATGACAGTCACATATTCTATTTTTTTAGACAAGCTATGTTGAATAAGACCGTACTCAAATACAAAACCTTCCATGCTGTTTTTAACTACATACGGAAATTTCTCAACAGACCAAGAAATCCCTCTGTTGTACCTAACAATATCCCCTTCATAAATCTCAGTACCATTTATATCTCTCAATCCTGTTGATTGCATGAGTACTACATCGTCAAGAAAAATGAAATTACCGTCACTTTCATCATCAATCAATTCATTAGTCCATATACCTTGTGCGTCAAAATTAATTCCATGAACGTCCAACATTGCTCTTTCGTCTTTATCCCATGCTCTAAATTTCATATTATCCATTCTAAGCGCTCCTTACTTAAAGATATTATTCTTCAATTTCTACTGTGTAAGTGCCTTCTTCATAAGCATAATCATGACTAAATTCTACATAACCATCTGAATCAAACACTACTGGTTTATAATTTGATTGATTAGGCATAAATTTTCTATTTTTAACGTTGTTTTCAAATCCCCACTCAATCAATTCTGATGCTGTCATTTCTACTTTTCGTTTAATCTTTACCATTTCTCATACACTCCTTTTATTGATTTGGTAGTCCATAACTCATTAATTCGTTATATAATATGTCATCTTGTAATTCGCTTATTAAATCACTTACTTCTTTATGCGTCATTGCTTTTATTTCTTTACGACTATAATCAGTAAGTGAAGTTTGATTTTGTAAACTTCTAACATATTCTACTTGCTTATCTGTTGCCATAACTCATACACTCCCTGTTCCTTTTTATGTCACACTCACTAACCTTCATCGTCACTCTGCTTCCTGCTACCTTAACCACAAAGCCTTTAACACCTAACTTACGTAACTCTTGCTGTATTTGTGTAGGTGTTTTGCCTTGTGTGTTGTATTTGTATCGTTGAGATACCGTGTCACTTAGCAGCATTTATTTTGTCCTTAACTTCTTTTTGTTTGTTTAATAATTTAACAAAATTGATTCCTGCTTTAGTTAAGTTACGATCAGTTGAAGCTAAATTAAGTTTGTTAATACGTACTAATTCTTTACGACTTACCAATGCTATATTTTCTTCGCTACAATCTGACCTGTTTTGATTCAAATGTATTAAGCAATATCCTTTTGGAACGGGTCCATGCTTTTGTTCCCACAAATAATGTGTGTATTGTTTCCAGCATTCGTTTTTAGAACCTCGTTTTTTGATTTTTATAAACTTATAACCGTCAGTAGTGGTTTTTATCGTTCCTAAAGGAAATGTGTTATCGGGCTTTTGTCCTTTCTTAAATTGAGTTTCAGAGCTTCTGCCTCTAGACGGAAAACTTTTTCCTTTGTTCCAAGAAGGCACACCTTTTTTAAACTTACAATCAACGCCACTTCTTATCCTTTTTCTCGAACAAAAACCTTTCATTTTCTCTATAGTGACATCAGCACCAAATTCTTTGTTAAACATTTCTGTCATTTCTTTTTTAGTTTTACCTTTGATGTTATCTCGGATATATTTTTCGTGTTCACCAGTCCAAATATGCCTCATGGCTACTATTCTCCTAACAACTTAGGGATTTCTGATTCTGCATCTAATTTTTCATCTTTAAACTTTTGTGCTTGCAGAACTAAACTGCCATTATTAATGATATTTTGAGCTACTTTAGAAACTGCATTAGATCTTTGTAACTCCTCTTTTAATCCTTCGCCTTTTAAATCTTCATCACTTAGTCTTTCTAATTGTGCAAATAAATGATTGTTTAAATCTGTCAATGTATTTCTCATTTTATTAATCCTCCCACTTCTCAAATGCTCTATTCAGATACCAACGCGCTTTGTCTAAATCTTCTTTACCGTTCTTACGATTAGCACGACTTATATATTTAATTGCATTACCAATCGCAAATGCTAACTCTGGTTTGTAATCTTTAGTGACCTGCTCTATGAAATCTATAATTTCTATATCTCCATACGTATAATGTGACGGGTAGTTAACCTTGTCATCTAACGTCATTTCCACAGGTTCATTTTCATTAGCCAATGAGTAAAAATCGTAACTATCATCAATAGTCCAAGTTCTCCCGTCAATTGCTTCTACATCAGCAACCCATTTTTCTATAGCAAGATTTGACCCAGTTTTTAACCCAGTTAAACGATATACACTTTTTATTAGCACTGTAATTTCAACACCATTAACTTCTTGCATTCTGATTCTATCGCCTCTATTCAAATCTTTAATACTCATGATCCAACCACCCTTATAGGGAAGATGTCATTCTCCATAAGGTACTTACACCATTCTCTTCTAGGATGTACTTGAGGCACTTCAAATAAGTGAGGTTTCTTGCGTTTCAACTCTTGTAATCTGCGTTGTTCCATTCTCTCTTTATAACTTACGATGTCGTTCTCTTTAGGTTTCAAACTTTCCCACTCACTACGTCTTACTCCAATAGGTGCTTCTATTGCATCTTCAAACTTCCACCCAGAAGCTAATCTTTGTCTTAAAATACCTGAATTTATATCTGCTTCTTTCATTTTTTCTGCTACATCAGGTGTGATACTAAAATATTTATTTTTAACTCTCATTTTTGCGATTTCCATTTAATTCAACTCCCATCCAGTTTCATCTATATCTACTCCCACAACTTCTGCTTCTGACAAAAACTTGTCTTTATCATCGTGGTATAACTTGTTATAGAATTCTTCCTCTTCATACATATTGCTTACTCTGTTGACTTCAACAGGAACTTTCACTTTCATATCAACTTTCGCTTTGATTTCTATTGTTCCTTTGTACATTCACTCCACTTCCTCTACATTCATGATTATTTTTGGCTCTTCTGCATATTGCTTAAAACTTTCAATGTGTGCAATTTGGTTATCATCTTTCCATAAGTGGTCATTAGCAGCGTCTAGCACTGTTTTAATCAAATTATCTATATCTGGTTTCGTACGTTTGTATTGGCCTATCGATATTAACTTTTGATTCTTAGTCCAACTCTTAGGTGGTGCAAAGTAAAAATATATCGATACTTTCAATCTACTGTTCAACATCTTTTTAGGTAACTGACTCTGTATATATGCTTTATGCTTTGTATAAGACGTTGGCATGTATGTTTGAACAAATTTACCTGCATTTCTAAAACGTGGACGAGGAGAGCCGATAGGTTCCTTATAGGTATCATTAAAATTAATTTCTATTTCCATAACTCACCTCAAAATAATAATTCGTTAATTGTCATCTGTTGTTGCAGTTCTTCTTTTCTGAACAACTTGTGTTTACGTTTCAATTTTTCTAGTTCATCTTTCGTTACCGTTCCTGAAAATGTGTTTCGAAAGTGTATCCCTGCATAGTTACCTAATTTATAAGTATCTTCTCCAATAGGCGTTACACTGCACATCTTCCAACCGTCAATCTGATATAACGTATATTGCTTTTTAAGTCCGTCGATAAGTCCCATCTGGTTGCCTCCACTTCGTTTCATTCATGATTAACTCTTTCACTTCTTCATAATCGTCAAAAGGTTTAATAGCTCCAGTATCAAGCAGCCTTTTAACTGCCCACCCAGATTCGATTAATGTTTTAGATATGATTGAATCTTCTTTGTAGTGTTCTCGATACATAAAGCCTAAAAGTTGTTGATATTCATAAACCTTCATCCGTAAAACCTCTGCGTTTTCTTGTAAAAATCAAGATGTGCAACCCCTGTTTCTCCATCTTTATTTTTAGAAATAATGAATTCAATTTCTGATTTACCTGTAATATTGTCTTGTTGATCTTGGTCGTAATAATCATCACGGTATAAGAAGAAAATCATATTCGCGTCTTGCTCAATTCCTCCTGCTTCTCTTAAATCAGACATCATCGGACGTTTATCACTACGACTTTCTACGCCTCTACTTAATTGAGATAGTGCGATAATGATACAACCTGTTTCTTTAGCTATAATTTTTAAATCACGAGAAATCTTTTCAACTTCTAATCGTCTATCACGTTGAGGTACATCTGATTGCATGAGTGTAAGGTAATCAATAAATATTACATGAGGTTTTTCTGTTTTTTGAGATGCGACTTCTCTAACGTCTTGTGGTGTCATTTGTGCTTGGTCCTCAATTTTTAAAGAATTACATTTCTTAATTTGATCTATAGCAGACATTACCGATGAAACTTCATCATCATTTAATCCGTTGCCTTGCTTAATTTTAGATAGTGGGATATTTGTTATCGTTGCAACTAATCGCTCAACGATATTATTACCTCCAGTTTCCAAACTAAAGAACGTTGTAGGATATCCACGCTGTGCAATGTTCCACATCATTGTTAATGCAAGAGATGTTTTACCTAACGAAGGTCTTGCACCTAATACATTCAACTGGCCAGGCTCGAAACCAATGATTTTGTTATCTATAGAAGCAATACCAGTTTTAATAAATTGTTTTGGTTCATCAGATAGAATATTTTCTACAACTTCAGCTAAAAAACTATCGGTAGCGTCTGCTTTTTTTATTGTCATACCTTTTAGTTTTTCTAATTCCTCTACCAAATAATTAAAATTTTCTTTACTCGGCATTGATTGATACTCTGTGAGCTTCTCACGAGCTTGTGACAAAACATATTCTTGTAATAGGTTCAATTGGTCGTCCATAAAAAATGCCTTGTCAGTGCCATCTGAGTTGTATAAACGACCTAATCGGTCAGTAGATATAAATTCATTATCATCACGACTTTTAAAGTAGATTTGGTTTACATCGACTTTCCCTTGCTCTAGTGCATACTCAATGAACACTCTTAATTTTTCATCAGTAAACATTTCAGGTTTCAATCTGAATTTACTTAGTAACTCTGGATTACGCATGAGGTTAGATATAATAGATTCTTCGGTACTCAACACATCAATACTCATCATCTAACCCCCAATCCTCTTTCATCTTTTGCCATTGTTTTCTTAATTGTCGCCTTCTCTCTCTAAACTCTTTATCGTGCTGCATTCTATATTTATCAGTCTGTTCTTCTGGTATCACTGCGCTTTTCATTTCTGGTGGTTTGCGATCAATAATTTGTGCAATCGTAGGTTTATAACGACTTTCTCTAACATATTTCTTTGTTTTGTGTAGTGTTCTGTCGAAATCCCCATATTGTGTGAGTTGTTCTACCCAAAGATTGTACTTAATTTTATTGAATTTCATATCGTAGACATTATTTATTAACTCTAATATTTCAATTGCCTCTAGTTCAGTCATTGACATAATGTCTAACCTCCTAATAGTTCCTGTTTCTTCTTAGCTAGGTAATCATCTTCTTTATTGTTTCTAGGTTTAACTTTAGATATTGCTTTCTCTTTAGTATCGACACCGTCTTTACTCCAGTTTTCTAATACTTTGATAAGGTAGTTAACACCTTTGCTATTTTCTTTGCAGTAATCAGTAGCTACAGTAACGATCTCTAGTTTGTTATCTTTAAAATCCTTTATAGCTTCTTCTAGTTGTTGTGCTTTTAATGGACTTTGTATGATTTCTAAGTTATTACTAATATATTGAAATGATTTTGATGTCTCGTCACTGTCTCTATTTATTCTTGTATTATTAATTCTTGTATTATTCTCTTCCGTCTTTTTATGGATAGGGTCTCCACTTTTTTGTGGATACCCCTCTCCATGATTTGACGGATAGGGTGCTGTAATATAAATTCTTCGTTCGGTTACAGTCATGTTTTCATCTCTAATAACCACTGTGTCGATATATCCTTTTTCTTTTAAGTTGCTTATCCAAGTAGATACAGTTTTTTTATGAACGTTATATAGTTCTGCAAAGTAGTTATTACTAGCATATGAATATCCGTATTTATTGGACAAAGCAGTTAATTCGCCATACATAATAACTTCCATTGGTTTTAACTCTTTATCATATCTAACGTGTGCTGGAATGATTGAGTAATAGTTAGGTTGTTCTTTCAATCATCTCTCACTCCTTTCAGCATTTTGTTTAGTCGTTCATCCACAGACACCCAACTGTCTGTTAAGTGATATTTGTTATTAAATGCGTCCATGCCTATTTGATGCTGTTCGTTGTGATGAGATCTACATAGAGCTAACACTTGATTTCCGAAATGATTAATCTTCGTTCTATCTCTGCCACGTCCTACCGCAAATCTATGTGCTAAGTCGGAATGTGGTTTACCACAGATAACACAGTTACGATTGACTGTTGACCAATATAGAAATGCTTTATCATTTTTGAGTAAGTCACTCGTCTTATAATTAAGTGGTATATCGTTGTGAAACACCCAGTCGAGAATAACTTCTATAACTTGTTTAGCTTGTTCTCTTGTGCAATCACTCAATGAGAGACGTTTTTCATAGCCATAGAGAACTTCTACGTAATCCATGAACAAATACCTCATATAGTCGCGTGGTTGTCCTGTGTAAGCTTCTATGTCGTTACAGAGAGCAAATACTTTTCTACGCTGCTTATCTGTAATCTTGAATGGATCTACAACTCTTACATCTGCTTCTACTTCGTAACCGTTGTCTAAAAGTAAAGATGTTTTGTTATCTAGTTCTACTCCTTTGATGACTACAGTCGTTGTACCGTCATCTTCTGTAATGTAGTTTTTTATTACTACCATCTAATCAGTCCAATCAGAACGGTAATTCTGAATTTTCTATATCTGTGCCGTTAGCAAACGGATTATTGCCTGCTGGTGCTTGCCCTCGTTTTGGGGATTGGTTGTTAGATTGATTACTACCTTTGCTATCTAAGAATTCAATTCTATTTGCAATCACTCGTACTACTGAACGATTGTTACCTTCTTTATCTTGGAATCTATCTTGTTTCAAGTTGCCTTCGATTAAAACTTTGCTTCCCTTACCGCAATAGTCGTTTAATAGTTGGGCAGTTTTGCCAAACGCTACGATGTCAAAGAATGATGTGTCATCTTTTTTGAATGGATTGTCCACTGCCATAGAGAAGTTAGTTACTTGTGTTTGTCCCGCTTGTTTAAGTTCTAAATCTTTAGTGATACGTCCTGTCAAAATTGTTAAGTTAGTCATTATTTCGCCTCCGTATATTTTTTAGCCATTGTTTGAATTTTGTTGATTGTATTGATTGCTTGTTGTTCTGACATTGACGAATAGTTTTGTATGCCAAAAGTTTGTTCTGCTTGTTGTTGAGATACTTCTTTTCCTAACGATTTCATCAAGTCGACAAATTTAAGTATTTCTTCTTTTAGAACGCCGACTGTTTGACTACTTACTTTGTTGTACTTTTCTTGCTTTTGTTTTGCGTCTGCGTCATCTTCGTCAGTCGGAATATTGAAGAATTTCATTAAGAAATAACGCTCTGCGTATGTGAGTGCTGTTCCGTGCGCTTTAGATACGTCGTCTTGTTGTCCTACTGCAAAGAAAGGAACCTCCAACACTTCTTGAGGGTTATCTGCGTTAATCCATTTATATGTGAGTTTTAATTTAACGATGTGTTCCGGCTTACCTTTTGCATTTTTAGTTTCAGTGACTTCTTCATGCTCTGTGTAAGGCACCAATAACAAGTTGTGTTCAATCATTTTGTTTCTGATTCTGTGAAGTACTTGCGATCCGCTCACATATGAATAGTTGTAACCTTTAGTGTCTTTGGTAAAGCCATCAATATTTGCCTTAACATCTGCTATTTTTTGATATAAATTAAGTTGTTCAGTCATACTCAACCTCCTCATATTCAGTTGTTTCAGTTACTTTCTTTTTAATTGCTCTGTGCTTAGTCATGTCGATACTCACATCTTCTAGTCCTGCAAATTCTCTTGCTCTCCGTCTATCTCTTGAATAAGAAGTATCTTCTTCGTTGTTAGGTTTATTAGTGATATACAGGTCGAAAGGAGCGTCTTTCAATTTAATTAGGTATGTCACTGTTTCTTTCAATGCCAATCACTCCTTTACGCAGCATGTCGATTGTTCTTTCCATGACTTTGATTGTTTCGCTTTGTGTTTTGCACGATTCTATAGCTTTTCTGAAATCTTTTCTAAGTTCGAAATATCTATCGCACATATCTTCGTAACCTTTATTCAAAAAGTCGTAGTCACTTCGCAAGAAATCTAAATCTATTTGGCTTTTGATTAGTTGAGAGTATTCTTCTCTAGTCAACTTGACTGTAATTACCTCTTGCATTTTCTCTCCTCCACTTGTATATTTAAGTTGTATATATTGTTTAGTGTTTGACTGTTACTTGTTGGCGCAAGTTTCAGTCTTTTTTGTTATCTCAAGCCACTTCTCCCAGAAGAATGTGCTAAAGATAAGCGTTAACATTGAAAATGCTATTACCGTAAAGAAACCACCTCCCAAAAGTAATGTGATGATCATTGCGATGAACATCGACATGTAGCTTAATAGATATTTCATTTATCATCCTCTCCTTTCATTTCTAAGTTTTTCGATATACCCTCTTTCTTCGGTAAACCTCCTCTAAAGTGCCGTTTCTGACACCATTAAATTTTGTTCTATAAAGTCAATTGCCGGTCTAATCTTGATGTAGCGTTTATGATTCTTGCCAAATCTGTACATACATTTCTCTTGGAACTCTTTATTGCTATAAACGTGCTTTTCTAAATCGTTTTTAGAAATTCCACTTATTTTCACAAACTCGATAGCGTCCGCAAATCCAATGTATTCCATGAAAATCATTCCTTTCGTGTATAATATGGTTATCCCTTAATGAAGGGAGGTGATGGGTATGGATAAAACTGAGTTTGAAACCAAATTTCGTGCAATTGAAAATGAAGTTGACAGTGAGATCGATTCTTTAGATTTTCAAGATAAGTTAAATAATCACATCGAAGAAAATTACTCTAGTTATTCTGAAGAAACAAAAGATGTTTTCTATCATTTACTTAATTCTCAATATCGTTCTGAACGACTTTTGAAAGAGAGTTTAAAAACCTTCTTGTCTGCTGATACTGATTAGCTCGCGATTTAGATAAAGACATATCAATCATTTTTGGTTTTAAATAGCTTTCGATTTTTGTAACCTTCCATGTCACAACTGCCATTGTGATGAGGAGGATTGTTTTGTATAAAATGTTCATATTATGCCTCCTTTAAGTTGTTTGTTCGATTGTGGGTAAGATGTCGTTATCTTTAAGCAATTCATAGATGAACAGACGCCCTTTTTGAGTCCACTTTGTATTCATTCTTACTGATGTGCTCCCATCTTTATGCTCAATTTCTGTAGTTGATGAATGCGTATAACCTTTATCTTGAATATTTGAGTAAAGTAACCATTGACCAGATTGTTTGTATTGAACTTTTAGATCATGAAGCAATTTATTAAGTGCTTGAGCTGACATTCCGTAATCTTTTGCAATTTGTCCTACAGTGACCAAACTTTTATTATTCAAGATAGTATCTAAATAAGATGCTTTAGGTTCGTATTCGGCTATTTTCTGTTTGTTCATGTTATTTTCTAGTTCTAACTTCTCTTTTTCTTCTACTGTTTGAAGTAATTGTGATAACGCCTCTTTATATGTTCCAGGTAATCTATTTTGAATTGCGTTCTCCATCTCATTAAATTTATTAATGTAGGCCATTTTGAATTCATTGTGACCTTGAATGTTGAACATGTATAAAGTAAAACCGTCTTTTGTTAGTAAGTATTCTTTTCTACTTTCTCCTTTAGAATCTTTATATTCACTTGGAATGATTAACGAGCTCACATTTGAGCCGGTTAAAATTTTCTCTAATCCTCTAATTACATTTTTGTGAGTTCTATTTAACTCATTCGCTACTACTCGACTAGAAACAACTGCTCCTAGTTCTGAATTATGTTCAACCTGTATTTCTTGTAATGTTTGCATATTGTTTATGCTCCTTTCGTGTATAATTTATTTATCGCTACTGCGATAGTGGGTGGTGGTAAGATTGAAAAGTAACTACAACCTTAGTATCAATGTTAGAAATGCCGGTAAGTTTGAAGAAACACCAGGTAAATTTGAAGATGGTAGCAAAGGTGTTCAATTAACTTACGAAAACGGATTGATCGTAACAATCCACGTTGATGGCAATGATATTGATATGCGTTCAAGTCACCGATTAATTTTGGTTGATGAAAACTCTTTAACTTTTGATGTTGATATGAATACCAAAAACCCTAAATAATTTTTTGGCCATCAACAGTCAAAGATAACGTGTTTTCATTTTGGAGATGTAAGAGGTCTATCGTTTTTAGTAATTCCTCTTCGCTCCATTTTTCTTTTTCTGCTAACTCGATAATTTTGATCGCTCTCTCATGTATCTTTTTTAAATCTTTCATTTAAATTCCTCCTTTAATTTGTTTGTCGTTCTTTTGTCGTATTTTCACGACCTTCATTTAAAAAATATATGTCTGCACTAATATCTAAGTACAAACAAATTTTTCTAACTTCAGTCATAGAAAAATCATTTCCATCAGTTCTGTTAAGTTTTTTATTAACAGTAATTCTATGAATATCAAGTAGTTCAGCTAAATCTTTATTTTTGATATTTCTTTCTGTTAACAAGCCTTTTAATTTGTTGTAACCACTCATTATGTCACCTCTTTCTTTGTCGTGTTTTTACGACTTATCTATTATAATACATGAATTGGTAGTCTTTAGCAATACTTTTGTCGTATTTTTATAACTTTTTTTATTTCTTACTATATAAGTGTTGTAAATAAACAACACGTAGTGTATATTGTTCTTGTAAGGAAAATTAACGATAAGGAGTTAAAACAAATGACTTTCGGAGATAGAATAAGAAAATTAAGAAAGCAAAAAGGTTTAACTTTGCAACAACTAAGTGATGAGTTACATGAACAATTTCCTGCTAAAGATAAAAAGAACAGTTTTACTAAAGGTAAGTTATCTAATTGGGAAAACGACAAATCAGAACCTATAGCAAAAACGGTATCTCAATTAGCTACTTATTTTGGTGTAAGTATGGATTACTTAATTGGTTTAGAAGATGATATTGTTCCGTTAGAAACCGTCCATCAATACTATCAAGTCCCTTTTTATGGTAAAGTCTCTGCCGGTAATTTTGAAATGGTTGCAGATGAAACTAAAGAATTTGACGTACCAGATAAGGCATTCAATGGTCGTAAACCTAGCGAATGTATCGCTTTACAAGTAAACGGAGATAGCATGAACAAAATCTTGGCTAACGGATCATACATAATCGTACATGATTATAGGAAGAATCAAGACTATAAGTTAAATAGCAATGACATTTTGGTTCTTCGTTTAGGTGGCGAATACACAGTAAAGCGTGTTAGACGCACTGAAACAAAGTTACATTTAGACCCAGTAAGCTATTCCGATGAATTCAAAACAAATTCTTATGATTTAGATTCAATAGATGAAATAGAAGTTATCGGTAAAGTTATATATAACTATCAAATTTTTGATTAAATCACTATCCACAGGTATATGACAAAGATGACGAAGTAAAAATAATTGGCAGAGTTATAGCAAGTCAAAAGTTATTTTAATGAAAGGTCAATTTAATAAACTACATACAAAAAGGAGACTATGAATGAAGATTTTAAACTATCATATTAGCTATGATCATATTGAAGATTTATACACTGTTACAGCCGAAACTGATAACGGAAAAACTTTCTATTACACATTTTCAGATATGTATACTTTAAAAGATGTTAGAGAAACATTAGAGAGAATTGCAAGTGAAATAGAGAAATAAACATAGAATAAAGATAGAAATACATAATTACATTTGAACCGTTGAGGGTTTTTGAATATAGAGAAATATAAAAAGGAGAAATGAGAAATGAAAGAACCGCCGCATAATAGACTTACATTTAAAGAGAGTATGACAGAGGGAAAATATCTGACGACAATAACTAAAGAAGAAAAAATTCGTTATAAAAAATTATCTGTTGAAGAAAAAAGAAAAGTATTAAATGATTTCAACGCTTCTACAACGCAAAAGGACGACAAAGTTAGCTTGTTCGATTATATGAAACGCACTATGTTAAAACATGGTTTAGACGAAGTGACTTCTATTACAGAAAATGCTGTTTTAAAAAACGAACCAGGCAAACATATCGACAGTTTTATGACGCGATTAAGCAGTTTTTCAACAACAAAAGACGGAACAACTGTTTTCACATATGAATTAATCAATCAAAACTTTGTCGTTATAAAAATATTAGATGAACAACTGAAACAAAACAAAAAGATAATAGAACAAAATAATGAAATTATCAGTTTGCTTAAACAAATAGCTAACAAAGGAGAAATGTAGAATGAAAAAGGTTGTATTTTTAATATTTGCAAGCTTATTAGTATTAGGTGCATGTGGACAAAATGGGGATAACTCGAATAAAGATGATAATAAGAAGTCTGAAAGTAAATCAGATAAGAAGTCGAATGGTCCGAAGAAATCAGATAGTAAGAATAAATCAAACAAAAACACTAATGACGATAAACAACAAGCTAGTTCAGATGATATTAACAATGATACTACTAGCAATAAATCTGAAAGCACATCTAAAAATGATAATGGCAAATCACAAGACAATAATGGTAATAATGAACGTACGCAAGGTAAGCAAGTGCAAACAGCACAAAGTAATAATCAGCAATCCGAACAACAAGACCTAAACTCTCCTAGTTACCAAGAATATTTAAATGCTAAAAAACTTACAGAAAACATTCAAAATAATCCGGATAAATATCAACATATAGGTGGTGGGCCTGGTATGGCATTATCTAGTCCTAACCAATCATATGATAGTTTCAAACAAGACGTAACTAAAGCAAGAAATGAGTCACAAGCATTACAACAATAATTTATGGGTACCTAGTACCCTTATTATTTTTTACTTTTTTTAGGGAGGAACACGGAAAATGGCAACATTCACAGTAACAAAACGCAAAAATAAGACAAGCTCATCATGGCAATACGATGTTAAACACCCTAGTTTGAAATCTGGCAAAAAACGTAAATCTGGATTCAAAACAAAAGCTGAGGCTACAAACGCAGCACAACAATTTATTAGAGATTTAGAAGATGGCAACAACATTGAAGATAATAAAAAGTTCGTTGACTACTACGATGACTGGATAAAAATTAAGAACAAGAAACAGTTGTCTAGCAAACAATTCTACTGGTATGAAAGATCGATTAAATTATTCAGTGAGTATTTCGGAGAAAATATGTTAGTTAAAAATATCACACGTAGTGAGTATCAAAAGTTTTTAAATCAATACGCACAAGGTCACACTGATGAAACAGTAAGAAAAGTTCACGGTTGTCTTGCTAGATGTATTAGAGACGCGTTATACGATGGCTATTTGAAGAAAGACCCTACTTATAATGTAAATATCAAAGGGACTGAAAAAGCTAAAGATGAGAAATTTAAGTTTATTACGATAAAAGACTATTTAAACTTGCTAGATTATTTCAAGAAAAGAGATGAAGAAAGTTATGTTTTGCTATATCTATTAGGCATTACTGGCGCAAGATATAGCGATGTCATCAATATGACTTACAAAGATCTAAACAAAGCGAATGGCATAATTCATTTGCCTGGAACGAAAACAAAGAATTCAAAACGTGATGTAGAAGTTAATTCAAAAGATATCATGCACATAAATTCAAAATTAGCTAAAATGCCGCGTAGAATTGATGGCAAGCTATTCTCAGTTAGTCATACATCAGTAAGTAAAGCATTTAGAAAAGCAAAAGAAGTGATAGGATTAAACGATAATAATATAACTCCCTATTCACTCAGACATACGCACACATCTTACTTACTATCTAAAGGCATACCAATCGAGTACATAAGTAAACGTTTAGGTCACGCTACTATATCACAAACGTTAGATACGTATTCACATTTATTAGAAGAACATAAAAAAGAGCAAGGTCAACGTGTCAGAGAAATATTCTCTTGA